CGTATTGATATACGATTTGATTTTTTTGGGGGGGGGCGTCAGGGCAATTGGCAAATTATAGTTTATTACTCTTTACTATTTGATGAAGTATCACTGACACCCGTATTTCACCTCGCAGTCGGTTGCCCTCAATGATTTCTATAAAACAATCGAATTTGTTTTAGTTTACGTGGTTCTACGAAAACGATTTTCCGCATACCCTTCGTCACGATATACTTCTTCAACATAGGCGAATAAAGCCTCATAATCGGTACTCGAATAATTAGATGGCTCATTTAACGAATATATACTCCGAATACCGTATTTCCGCATACGGATTGTCACTTGAAATGGTCTGATGAACGGCCTTTACCCGCCGCCAGAACCACCAGCCCTTATATTCCATCCACACCGCCTGGTGTAGCGTAACCGGCACCCGTATCTCACCCCGCAGCCGGTTGTCCTCGATGATTCCTGTAAGCTGGATGTGCGGCGTGATCATCTCCACCCTCTGGCGCAGAATCGGCACTGTATCCCGCACAACCACTGTGTCCCGTATCACGGCATCTATCGGTCCGGCTACCTCGACCTCATGCCGTGCCGCCGCTTCGAGGTGTTTGATTTTCACCCCGAGCCGCCTGATTTTCTCAGCATCCTCGGCACGCAGCCGCTTGTATTCGTCCACCCGCAACCGCAGCGCGTTCACATCCACCGCCATCGTCGTCGAATCCACCCGGATGCGCTTCATATCCGACAGCAACGCCTCGGTATTGCTCCGGTAGCGGTTGCGTTCCTCCTTGAGATAGCCGTTGCGCTGCCATAGAACTGCGACAGCCCCACCGAGCAACAGCACGGTGAGGCTCAGATACAGGGTACTCTTACGCATGGCAGACCGATTCGGCGGGGATGAACCACTCGTATTCCTCTTGGTACGGGTCTTTGAGAAACACCATATACCCCTTGCATCCGCGACGTTCGGGACCGGTGAGGTCTTCCGACACGACACCCGTTTTCCCGACCAGTTCCTCCAGCATCATCTCCGTAAGCTGGGACGATGCCACTATCTTCACTTTTGAATTTCTTGCAATCATAACGCTTTTTATTTGATGAATAGGATTTTGAATTCTTCTTCGCGTCGCCTCCGGATGGAGGGTACGGCTTTCCCTTTGTAGTGGCAGAATGCCGCATACTCGGAATAAATGTCCCGGTCTCCGGCTTCGAGCTTGCACACCAATCGGCTTTTCGGCCGTTTTTCGTACCCTAACAGCCGGTATTCACCCACATTGTAGGCCAACACGCCGAGCAACAGGGAGTCCGCTCCGAAACGGCGGAATACGGCGCATTTCTTTCTCAGGTCGGCACGCAATAACGAGTCCGCGAGTTTCTCGGTCATTGTCGGGAACGATTCGCCCGGCAGGAGTTTGTGCCCGTAACCGACATACGGGAGATGGCGGTGGTCGTGCATGCCTTCGTAATGTTTGATACAGGCCACGGCCGACTCGAAGCGTGCGTCTTGCGCCCGGATATGCCCGGCGGACAGGAGGAGCGCAACAGACAATATCCATCTGCTCATCGGTTGTGTTTTAAGAGTTCCTTGATGTCCTCCCGCATTTCCCGGATGTCAGTCTGCAAGGAGGTGAACTGGGTCATGGTGGCCTCGAAGACAGCCTTGTCGAGCTTGATGGCGTCGATGCGTTCGTACTGGTCCTGTACTTTCAGCTCCAGCGTCTGGCAGCGGCGTGTCAGTTCGTTGATATGCTCGGTGTTGCTGACATGCTGCACATAGAGGGTCACGACGAACGAGACGATGATGATAATCGTCCGAAAGTTGTCGCTGATGAAGTTTCTTACTTGTGTCATGATGGATTTTGTATTAAGATGGAAAAAGCATTCGTAATGGCCTCCATAAGCCGGGCGGCGACCTCGGAGTCCCGTAGCAGACCGTATAACAACAGCCCGAGGATAACGAGGATGTAAATCACCCGTTCCGCCGTGCGGCGGCTGAACTTCGGTCGGTTCCTATTTTCACTCATGGGGCGTGGATTGCGGTACGATGACGTTGAAGACTACGCCGCCCTCACCGCCGTCGATACGGAGTTTGGTTTCCTGCGAGCACTTGATGGGATAAAGCTCCATGAGGGCTTTGGCGGCATTGACGGCTACGGCACGCAACGGTGCCGGGGAAAGCGGCACGCCGAATTTGTCGGTGTACTCGGCCGAGGAGGTTTCGCTCATCACCGCTTTGAGTGTCTCGGCCACCTGCAACCGGGTGGCGATGGTCTCGACGTCGAACTGCACACTGTCAATCATCTCCCGAATACGGGCCGAGATATGCGGACGCCCCAGCAGCAGACGGCTGGCGATGGGTACGTTCTTGCCCTTGCCGAACACCTCCTCGTAACACTTGCGGTGGTTGCCGGCATAGAGCGGACCGCCGGAGACGTACAGCTCGCAGAACTTGTCTTCCTCTTCGGTCAGCGGCTTGTCCGCCAAAGGGACAGGCACCGCCGGCAGCACCTCGTTCGTCTTATCGCTATCTTTCTTTTTCATCACATTGTCGTTTGAAAAAGAATAGAGAATTACGGCTTCGGCGGTTGAATAAAATCCGCCTTTCTGGAGATAAGCTGCTCCATCAGTGTCTGGTAAAACACATCGGCCAGCGCGTCGGCACACGCTTCGGCATCTGCCAGCGAGTTGATGAGCCGCATGTTGAACATCACGTTCAGGTCATACCCCGTAATGGCGGCCATCAGCTCGTTGCCGTCGTAGTTCAGTATCCCGTAGGTCATGCGGTCTTCCACCCGGAACGTGACCCGTTCTATCTTGTCTCCTTTCTTCTCTTCCATAACTTCAGATTTTGAAATGGTTCCTCATCTTCGGTGTCCGCTGCTGCGAAATATCCGTATCCCCGTTCTGCCGCAGACGGCGGCTGCACAGAGCGGCCACTTCCCGTGTGGCCGTCACATCGGCATCGGCATCGTGGGCATCGTCCAGTTCGATGCCGAGACGTTCGGCCACCAGCTCCAGCTTGTAGGACGTGACCTGCGGATCGGCGGCTAAACAGAGCCGTGCCAGGTCGATGGTGTCTAAGTAATGAGGCTGGAAGTTCCCGTAAAAATCCGTCGTGCCGGCGAATACCTGCGCGAACTCTTTCTGTAACCCGGCATAAGCCATCATCTGTTGGAGAAAGCCCACGTCGAACGGGATGTTCTGCCCGATAAGCACGGGCTTGTAACGGACGCCCTTGCACAGGGTATGTTTGCGGGCGAAGTCGATGACATCCGCCGCCACCTGTTTCAAGAGGATGCCCCGTGTCCGCAGTAGGTCCATCGTGATGTCGGTGTAGTTCAGCGCGGCGGCCTCGTAGTTCATCGATTCGGAGGTGCTCTCCTGTTCGATCTCCCGACGTGTCTTGAGCACTTTGCGTTTGGGTGCCCCGCCCAAAGGCTGCTTGTCGTAAGGGGCGATATAGTTCGCATAGCGTCCCAGCACCTCGAAGGTGTCGAGCCGCACGGCCTGCATGGCGATCTGCGTGCAGGCGCAGCGCGTGCAGTCCAGACCGCCGGTCTCGAAGTCGAGCACGACGGCCGTATAGATTCCTTGTTCTGTCTTGGGTGTTGCCATATTATCCGAATAAGTTGATTCTCATACGATATGAATGATAGTCGATTTGGTGCTTTGGAGGTTGTTTGTGCCGGAATAGTCGCTGTACTTGACCATCCCCGACACGATGACGATACGGTCTTTCAGTGCGGAGATTTCCTCCCGATGGGCTTCGCAGGTCTCGCTCCAGCAGACCATCTCCGCCACGTCGTTATTCTGCTGGAGCGTCAGCTTGATAAACCGCTTGCGTTCGCCGCTCGTCCGGTCTTTGTACGTGTGCTCGGACAGCTCCGTGACGGAGGCGCATACGGCGGCACGCCGTCCGTCGCTGGCCGGGTCGAGCACGTCGTGCAGACTCAGGTAGGAGGCTTTGCCTTTCACGAGCGCACGGGCTTCGGATGCCTCGAAGATGCGGCGGTAGTCCACCGAACCGATGCCCGACACGGCAATCTGCTGGCGGCTCCAAAAGTAATGCCGCCCGACCAGCTCCTCGGGGAAGTCTTTCTCCGAAAGCGTGAAGCCTAATTCTGCCGCTGCACGGGCAAGCAGACCGTAACGCTCCGTCACCGTACCGATACCTTCCACCTTGTCGAAGCATCCAGACAGAATCATGTTCCGCACATGCCGGGCATTGACCGGTACCCGCACGGATTCTTCAGCATTGTCGGGGTCGTCCCAGTAGGCGTATTTCTTCAATTTGTACCGGAATATCCGGTGGATGAAGTGCTCGATGGAGGTGTAAGGACCGTTTTTCTCGCGTTCCTCGACGATGCAGGCAACGGCTTTGGCTCCGAGCTGTTTGATGCGGCCGAGTGACCAGAAGATTTCATCCGTGCCGTAGTCGGTGAAGAATACCTGCCGGGAGGTGTTGATTTCGGGCGGCACGATGCGGGCTTTCGAGCAGAGCTCCATCTCGGACATCAGCAACGGGATTTCTTTGTCGTCGGCCCACTGCAATGCCACGGTGTAGAACGCTGTCGGATAGTTGGCTTTGAGATAGGCTCCCACGTAGCTGGTGACGGCATAAGCGGTGGCATGGCTGGCATTGAACAGGTAACCGCCGCCGGCTTCGATCATTTCCCAGATGTGTTCCGCATCTTCTTTGGGACACCCTTTGGCGGCAGCTCCCGTCATGAACTTCTCCTTCATGGCGCGGATGACATCGATTTTCTTTTTGGAGATGAGTTTCAGCAGCCGCACGCCCTCGGCCAGCGAGAAACCGCCGACTTCACGCGCCATCTGGGCGAGCTGTTCCTGAAAGACCAGTACGCCGTAAGTGTTTTTCAAGGCATCGTAGGTTCCCCACAAATAAACGGGGGCCACTTCCTCACGGCGGCAGAGCAGGTATTTTTCGGCCGAACCGGAATCGAGCGTCGCCGGACGGTACAACGCTCCGGCGGCAATCAGGTCGCCGATGCACTGCGGCCGCATGTCTTGCAGGAAGCGGGTCATGCCCGGCGAGGAGAACTGGAAGACGTTCTGCGTGTAGCCCTCCGACAGGATACGGAAGGTCTTCTCGTCGTCCAAGCCGCTGCGCACGATACCCTCGAAGGAGAGCCCCGCACCGTATTCCCGGTTGCAGATGTCGATGACCGCCTGTATTTTCGACAGCTCCTTGATGCCGAGACAGTCGTTTTTCAGCAACCCGACCTCGTCGATGGAGTATCCGTCCAGCTCGGAAATGAGCAGGTCGTCCACTTTCTTGATGGGCGTGTAGTCGAAGCACTCCATCGGCTCGCCGTCCTGCTGCTTGGGCGTGATGATGATGGCCGAGGCATGGACGGAACCGGAACGGGGCTGACCCATAAGCGGCCGAATGTCCTCGATGACCCTCGGGTACCGTAGGATGAAGTCCCGGACTTTCTTGTTGGTGGCGGCCAACTTGAACAGGTCGGTCCAGGTCATGTTGTCGTCCCCGAAGATGGCCGTGATGTAGTTCACCACACTGACCGGCACACGGTGTACGCGGCTGACATCTTTCAGCACGGCTTTCATTTTGAGGGTCGTGAGCGTACCGGCGGAGAAGACCTGCTGTCGCCCGTCGGTGTTGTACCGACGCTCCAAATACTCCTTGACCTCCTGCCGGCGGTCGGACTGGAAGTCGATGTCCACGTCGCTCATGGTTTTACCGGAACCTTGAAGATAACCGTCACCGACCTCACAATCATACGCTTTTACAATGTGCCGGGATTCAATCTTCCTTATTGATTCTATTTTCATCGGACGTAGGTTTTATTGTTCACGATGTTGCATATTGCCTGTTTGCACACGCCGAACATACCGGCCAGTTCGACTTGGCGGATACCCCACAGATAGTGTAATAACCGAATTTGACAAGCCTCCTCGTTTGTTAATTTCGCGTGGGCATGGTTCTCACCGTAATCTCTTTTCAGATTCTGTTCTATGGCATGTCGATAGTTTTCTTTCCGCGTGCACATTTCGAGATTATCGGCTCTGTTGTTCAGTTTATTGCCGTCTTTATGATTGACTTCCAGGACTGAATTCCAATCCGGTAAAAAAGCACTGGCGACAAGCCGGTGAATCAGAAAGTGTCTGGTGTTGTTTCGTGTACTTAATTGTACCTGAAAATAAGGGGATGTTCTGCCTTGAGCGGGAGTCAGGATATGGCCTTTGAGCAGACGTTCTTTTCTATTCTGCACGAGCACTATCCTGTCCAGGCTTCGTACTTGCCCGAAATTACTGACTTGATAACACTTTTCGTAACCGGGTATATCTTTCCATATTTCATCTTCCATATCGCATATCTTTGTTGATTTCAAATAGTAAATCCCGATTGTCGAACAGGATATCATCCCCCTCCCGAAGCTCATCGGCATAGACCTCGATCTGTTTTTCGCCACGGCGTACCGCCAACCGGGCATCGCGGTCAAAAAGCACTGTCTGACCATTACTCAAACATAGTTTCACGTAGCTCGTAGATGCAATCGTTCCGACAAGTTTGGTCGCTTTGGCCGGATAGAGCCCGGCACGCTCGGGCAGCAGGAAACGCTCGAAGAGCAGGTTGTACCGGATGGGGTCGATAAGCGTGATACCCAACAGGTACAAAGCCAGACAACCTCCTGCCGAACCGCGCCCGCACCCCACAAGAATACCGTTGCGACGTGCCCAGTTTACCGTATCGTACTGCACGAGCATGTAGTCAATGTTATCTGTAGATTCGAGAATGTAGATCTCTTTATCGAGTCGCTTCCTGTACTTGTCCTTTTGTTCGGCGGGTACCAGTTTGGAAAAACCCTCTTCGAGCAGGGAAAGGAACATCGTATGCGTATCGCCGTAACGCTGCCGCTCCTCCGCCGTCATGTCGTAGCGGGGCATGTAGTTCCGCTCGGTCTGGTAACGGGCTTCGGCACCCTCGGCAATCTCCACCGTGTGGCGGCACATCCGCTCGAAGAGCGCGTCCGTGTTCCACCGCTCGCCGTCGAAAAGCGCACGGACGGCGGTATAGTGCTCGTCGATGTCTTTGAAGTATTGGTCGTCGCTCTGGGCATGGGCGGCACCCGTGGCGATTTTGTTGAGCACGGTTTTCGTGCGGGCGTCGTCCTTGTCCGGATAGTAGCAGTCGGCGATGAGTATCGGCTCCACTAAGAAACTGTCGTTCTTCTCGTCGTAGAAGGTGTGGAAGAAATGGGCGGCAGCCTTCAGCACCTCGGCGTCCAGCCGCTCGGCCTTGTACTCCGACAAATCCACCTGGTAGAACACCTTATCGAAGGTGTCTTTAATGGCCTTGACCACATGCAGATTCTTTTCCATCCAGCACGGCGAGAGCTTGCCGAACACCAGCACGTTCCCTTCGCCCCGGCGGAGCAGTTCGGGAAGCGGGACGGTCGCGTCCGCAGCATCCACCATGACGGCTTTCTGGATGCGCAACAGGTTCCTGAGTCCGCGCTGGCTCTGACAGTAGATTTTCACCTCCACTTTCTCGCCCTCATGCGCCAGCGTGCAGGTGTATCCGATGACGGGACGGATGCCGGCCTTGTCGCAGGCTTTCTGCAACGCCAACGTCGCACCCATCGTGTTCCGGTCGCAGATGCCGAGGGCGGTATGGCCCATCCACACGGCTTTCCGTACCCACTGCGACACATCACCCGAGGCATTTAGCAGTTCATAAGGGGTATGGACACCTAAGTTCACGAACGGGGTTTTCTGCTTGCAGGGAACCCGCCGCCCCACGTATTTGAGGATGTTCAACCCGAAGCCCTCCCGGAGGGAGTAGTAGTACCAGTTGTCCCCGAACGGGAAGACGACGTATTCGATGCCCTCGGACAGCAGCACCTCCGGATGTTCCATCAGGTTGAATTCCACCTCTGCGCCTCGCACACGGAAAATCGACTCCACCCCGGAAAGGTCCGCGAGGAACAGTTTGCCGAGCCCTTCAATTTCGACCACTTCACGGTCTATGGGCCGGTAAGCGATGCGGTGCGCTTTCAGCCATTCATGTAATTCGTTCATGCTATTTCTGTTGTATTTTGGTGAGTTGATATTCGACAGGCGTTTTCAACCCGTAGGCGAAAACACGGTAAATCTCTTCCGCCGTCAGGTCTTCCCAGTCTTTCTCCGGATCGGGAATGTCCGCCACGAAGACCTCGAAATAGGCGGAGAGCTCCGAGGCGGTGTGTTTGACGGCTTCCACGGCATCTCCGTCGTAGCCGATGACCACCATGCGGACGCCTTTTGTCTGGAGTTTGTAAATCTGGGTACGGGATATTTTCTTTCCGAAGGTGGCAACGGCGACGATACGGCGGTTGTCGTACAGGTCTAATTTGCGGGTCAGGGCGACCACATCGAAGATGCCTTCGGTCAGGATGACCGTATCGGTCTCACCCTCCACGATGCCGTCGTAATGATAGAGCAGCTTCACGAAGTCGTTCTCGGTGGAGTTGCGCCAGCGCAGCATCTTGTACTCCCCGTTGCGTGCGGCACGACGGTTATGGAGGTCGATTTCCTCCTTGCTCCACGTATGGCGGGCCACGTAACCCACCGTGTCGCCCTCGTCGATGACGGGAAAGATTACGTAGTCGTCCCAACGGCGGTTCAGCCGGCAGGTAGTGCCCACCGGAAAGCGGTCGTAATCGTCGTAGGTAAATCCCCGGCTTTGCAGATAAGGATGGGTAAAGGTACGCCGCCAGTATTCCGGAAGGGATACGATGCCCAACTCGTCATCGACCTCGTCCTCTGCATCCTCCAACGGAAACAGTGCATTGGGAAGCGGCTCGTCGAATGCCACCGTTTCCGTCGGCAGCAGGTCCATCCGGCCGAGGCTTTCGAGCAGCTTTCCCAAAGTGGTGGTCGAGCGTCCGCACGAGAAGCAGTGCGCCATGAAAGGTTTCTTGCGCACCGTCTCCTTGCCGATATAGACCCCGAATTTTCCGTCCTTGCCACAGAACGGACACCGCGCGATGAGGTTCTTCCCACCGCCGTCCGTCCGCGCCCCAAGCTCCGCCCGGAGCTCGGCCACCAACAAATCATATTCTTTCCCTGTGATGTACATATAAAGAAATAGCCCGCCTTATCATGAAATGGTTATTAAAAATGATTTTAGTGAGAAACTTTTTAGAAAACACAGGGAAAGAATAAGCAATAGTGTACTTTTGCAGATAATGTAATATATTTATAGAAAAAACAGAGATTATGGATAAGCAGAATTGTTATATAGATTATTTAGAATGGGAAGTGTTAGATAATAAGGTTGTTATTCAACATTTAGAATCTCAAGGCAATTTGTACCATTTTAATGATACTTATACAATCACGATTTTCAGAGATGACGATTATAAGTTGAGAGGCATTTTAGAGGGACAAGATGCTATTAACTCTGATTTGTTGTTCCCTTCTATCTCAAAAGGTGAAATGACATTTGGTGAGACCATTTTAGGGATAGGAAATGATGGGTTTACATATATATTGCAGGGCATGATAATAGACACTTATAATGTAATGCCAAATATTGATGATTTAAGTCGAAGTTCGTTTAAGGCAAATCTTAGTATTGCATCCATTACCAAATCAAAGAAACAAGTTCCTCAATTCAATAAGGTTCAATATTGGTATCTATGCTCAAAACATGATATTCCATTTCCAGCTACGACACAAAGAACTAATAATCCTCAATTTCCCAAACAGAGAATGGGCTTAGACGAAGAATGTTCTATTGAAAAAATGTTTATACCAGGAGGAACATACCAAACTTCTCGTGATTACCTTCCTATATCACTTAGTGATAAACAAATTATTGTTCTATCAAAGGTCCCTCAACTATACCTTCCCCAACAAGCAAATGGATTATGTATTGAATGTAGAGAAAATTTTGGAGGAATTCCTGACGATAAAGAAATTTTGGCGGCAACAGAATTGTTAAGTTTTGTTATTGGGACACAAATGACATTAGTTGGCATATCTTATTATAAAGACCATGACTTCTTATGTCAAATCAGTATCTCACCATCAATATCAAATCTACAACAAAAATTGCAGCAAGTCTCCGACCCTCCTATTGATTGTCATCATTATGCCAATTATCAAACTTTTATTAGTGCAATATTTACTCTTATGCCACAATATCTACAAAAAAGAGAGGTGCTTCAATTAAATTATGCTTTAGCCCATTATTGGATTGCCAAAGATGCTCCCATTGGTGTAAATCTGCCAATCTTGTCCAGTGCATTAGAAGCTATCGCAAGTGCTTCATTGAAAGATCTGACTAATGATAGACAACAAAGTACGTATATGCCAGCAAAAGAATATAGAAATCTTATAAAAGATGAGGTTGAAAAAATCAAAGCTAAACTTGAAGAAAAAAATGTGGTATATAGACAAAAGATTCTCAATAAAATCGATGGAGCATACAATATGGGTGGAAATGAAAAAATAGATTTATTGTTTGACCGTTTTGGTATTATTATAGGGCCTTTAGAAAAAGAAGCTCTTAAAGCTCGTAATTTGATGGCTCATGGTACCATGAAAACCTTGGATTATGAGAGGTATAAGGAAATTATTCGAAAATCTTATGCGTATAGAACATTATTTCATAGAGTTATTCTAAAAATATTATCATATAATGGAGAATATATAGACTATTATACATACGGTTATCCGTCGAGAAATATAGATGATCCAATACCAACAGAATAAAATTGATTGGGAATCTCCCAATCAATTTTATGTTTCCTCCATCTGCTGCAACGCCATCGACCGCTGCGGGTCATAGAACACTTCGTTGTCGTAGTCGGTGGCGATTTTGATGGTGTCGCCCTTCCGGAAAAACCGGCTCTTGGCCACATGCAGGCGCATCAGGCACTCTTTCCGCTCGGCCGACGACTGGTTCAGGGAAATCAGATGTGTGCAGGGCCGCGCCAGTCCCTTCGCCTCCGAACAGTTGTATTCGGTCAGCACGTTCCGCTCGTTGTTGAGCCAGTCCCGGTCTTCGATGGTACTCTGGTAGGTCACCACCATCCACACGTTCTCGTCCGCCGCCAGGTCTTTGAGGTCGTTCGCTACGGCAATGCGTTTCGAGCGTTCATGCTCGGCGCCCCACTGGCGGCGCGTGGCGTCGGTCAGCAGGTCCATTGAGTCCACGATGACCACATCGGGCGAGTAACCGTTGATTTTGCGGTATTCGGCAATCCCGTTCTTGATGTCCATCGTCGAGATGCGGGCGGCAAAGCGCGGGAACGAACGCACCGTGATACTGCCGGCGTAGCTCATCACCAGCTCCTCGAAGTGCTTGAATTCCCGGTCGGAAATCTTTCCCTGCTCGAAGTAGTAGGCATTGCGGGAAATCATCCCGCCCGAATAGGCGTCCAGCGCCTCCTGCTCGGAACCTTCCAACTGGTAGTGCAGCACATGCAGCCCGTCGTCGATGTCGGCACGGATGCCGATGTGCTTGGCAAGATGGGATTTACCCACGCCTGTCGATGCAAGAAAGCAGGTCAGTTGCCCCCGGAGGTCCCGGCCGCCGTTCAGAGCGTCGAGGTACGGGATGTAGAAGCGGCACACCTGCGGTAGGCTGTTCTCGCGGCTCTCGGCTTCGCGGCGGCGGTTGTGCTCGAAGCGCTCCCGGAAGGTTTTCGCCACGTCCACGAATGCCGTGGTGCGGAGCGTGAACGACGAGAGCCACCCGGCATATTCGGCGAGCAACGCCTCGGCCTTGTCCTGACGGTTCTGGTTGTAGAGCTTGCCGACCTCGGTATAGACTTTCTGCAACCGCACGCCCTTGATGTAACCTTCGAGCAGGTCGGTAAGGGACTCCGTGTTGGTGTTCTCCTCCTCGTATTCGCGGAAGGTCTCCAACAGCTCGATGGCATCGTAGTCGCCCTGGAATGTCTGAGAGAGCGTGGCATACGTCGGCGGGGACTTATAGGTACGGTAGTGGTTGGCGATGACCTCCTGAATTTTCTGGAAGCTGCGGTCCGGCAGGAACTCCTTGCGCATATTCTCCGCCACCACACCGCACAGGGTGTCGTAGCGCAGGGCGGCGGCATAAAGCTCGTAGAGAAACTCCGCCGATAAAGGATTGACAGATGCGTTTTTCATGGGCGGCTTCTCCTTTCAGCTTCTTCGTGGCGCAAGCGATAGAGTTCCGGATAACGGGCTGCTGTACGCTTGCGGCAGAGCTCGACGCGGGAGCATCCCCGGCAGGCGGCCGAGAACGGATTCCACAGCAAGGTCGAAATACCGCAGACGTAGTAACCCACAGGCGTGTTCACCACCCGCTGTTTGGTCGCCTCCTCGTATGCCGGATCGAGGAACTGCCACAAGGGATGTTCCCGACGGTCTTTGAGCAGCAGCGGCAAGGCGGCACGGTTGAGCCCGGCCTCCTGAAGCCATCGGTCCTCGTGGTAACGGCGTACCGGTGTGGTGGCGGCAAAACGCTCCCGGGCTTTGGGTCCGAAGGAGTGCGACGGCATCCATCGGCACGACAGGTAGCTTTCGTCAAACCGGCTGATGGCATGCACCTGGCAGATGCAGAAGTCCGCGATACGCTCGTCGGAGAGCTCCCCGCCGCCGTGGGTACGCAGGAGCTCCAAACAGGCCGCCACCGTCCGCCGTCCCGACTCTCCGCCGGGAAAGCGGAACGAGGCATCGATGAGCCGGCGCACGAGCATCTCGAACAGTGATACCGTCACACGGGTCTTATCGTTTCTCTCCATCGGGCGTAATGAGTTTGCGCATCTGCTGTTTCGCCAGGAAAATCCGGCTCTTCATCGTGTCGAGGCTCCGGCTTTTCATGTTGCCGTTGCGGTATGAAATCTCGACGATCTCTTCCAACTTGTATCCCGCCTGTTGAAGCAGCAGGGCTTCCCGGTAGATGGGTTTGAGCGAATCGAGGGCATTCAGGATGTCGTCGTTGTAAAACTCCCGGTAGTTCTCCATACCCATAGCGTTGCCGTGCGTGTCGTCTTCATCGCTCAACGACGAAGCCAGCGAATAGACGTCCACGTTTTCCGAAACGGGCAGGCGGCCGTGACGGCGGTTCTGCTCCATGACGAACCGTTTGGTCACGATGTGTATCCAGTTGAGAATGCTCCGCTGGGGATCGTAGGTGGTGATGTACTTGAAAAAGTTCACTAATGCCTCGCTGTAATTGTCCGCAATGTTCTCCTGCAAGTAGGTGTAACGGATGCAGAGCCGGTACACCAGATTTTTGTTGGGCAGGATGTAGCGGTTGAACAGCTCGGTACGCAGTTCGATATTTTTTAACTCCTCTTCCGGGAGTGGCTTTCCCTGTTGCTCCATAGGCCGACGGATTGATGGTTCAATCTGAATCTCAATCTGTCAGCAACTCTATGTGCGTCAATTCTATAAATGTTTGTCATAACTTCTTAAATACGATATTTGCGGATATAGTAATGATAAAGATGGCAGGCGTCTGCGGCGTTGTCGTCCACCGGCACGATGCCGTATTTGTTCTTGCACGCCGCGATCATCTGCGCCTTAGTGGCGTGTCCGTCGCCCGTCGCCCATTTTTTCAATGTCGCAGGATTTACGAATTCGGGTTCCGGCAGGTCCAATTCGTCGCAGACCTCCAGCAGAATGCCCCGCAGCTCCGAAAGACGGCGCATGTCGTAGAAGTGGCGGTTCACAGCCACATCCTCGGCCACGACCTGCCGGATACCGTAACGGCGCATGTAAGCGAGGAGCATCGTGCGGAATGCGCCGTGCATCTTGTTGCCGTTGCGGCGTTTCGACTCGGTGAAATTCCATACTCCGGCCTCGTGCAGCGAGAAGTATCCCGTGTGTGTGGCGATGTCCAACGCCAGCACCTGCTCCCTTGTCAGGAGGCTATTCTCCGATACGCGATTCTCCATGCTCCTTGACGATTACCAGTTTGTTGGGATATCCCTCCGCGACATTCCCGTGCGATACCACCAGCACGGTCCCGCCGAGGGCGTTCAGTGCCTCGAACATGGACGCCAGACCGGCCTCGTCCACCGCCTCCAGTATCTCGTCGAGAACGAGCAGGTCCAGCCCTTTTTCGTCGTCGCAGTTGGCGTTGACGAGCTTTTGCATGGCAAGGATTGTCGCCAAATTCACGCGGGCGGCTTCACCTGCCGAGAACTTGCCGAACGAGCCGCAGTCCACGCCGTCACGCAGCAGTGAAATGGAGATTTTCTCGCGCACCTTGCCGCTTTTGAGCACCGTGTAACCGTCGAAACGGATGCGGATGTCGCTGCCGATACCGATGAGGAACTCGTTGGTGATGCGGCTGAGGGTCTCGATTTTCGTGTTGGCCAAGTAGGTCTTGAACTGTACGAAACGCTCGCGCTGCACTTCCAATGCCCGCACTTTGTCGTCCACGTTGAACTTGCGTTTGGCGGTCTCCATCGAGCGTTGCTTTTCCTGTTTCAGCGTAGCGCGAAGCGACTGGGTCAGGTCGGCCGCGGCAGCCTCATTGACCTCGCGGATGGTCTCCTGCAAGGTCGCTACGGCGCACTCGGCGGCGCGAATCTCCTCTTCGGCTTTGCGCTTCTCCCGACCGAGTGCGGCACCCCGCTCGTCGATGAACCCGAACACCTCGTCGAATACCTTGCGGCGAATGCCGTCGATCTCCTCCTGCATGGCGGTAATCCCGGCTTGGATGCGCTTGCGGTTATGCTCCGTATCCTCGACGCTGCTCGTGGCACTGCGCACGGCTCGCTCGTGTTCCGACAGTTTCTGTTCCCAATCCCGGTGCTCGTTCTCCATGTCGCGGCGTTCGGTACGGATACGGTTCTGCCGCATCTCTACCTCTTCGGATTGTCTCTCCCCGGCCTCTATGCGGCCGTTCAACTCTCCGAGTTGTTGCTGGCGAAGACGCAGCTCCTTCGTGCCTGCCTCGATGTCGAACTGAGGCTGTGCCACCAAGAACTCGTGCCCGCAGGCAGGACATGTAATTGAACCGGCCAGTTTGTTGGCCAGCTCGTCGATACCTGCCGAGACGGTACGGCGCTTGCGGCGCAGTTCGTCCAGACGTCCGGCAAGGTCGCGCAACTGGTTGTCTATCTTCTGCAACCGCGACTGATAACCCGCCGTCTGTTCCTCGTACTGCGAGCAGAAATTGGCGTAATCTTTTTTGAACTGTTCCCATGCCGCACGTTTCTCCGCCAACGTCCTTTCGGCGTGCTTGACCGCAGCATCGAGGTTGTCAAGAGAGGCGCGGGCGATTTCCATATCCTCCTTTTTGAGTCGGAGGGTACGGTCCCAGTCCGTGCGCCGTGTGTTCGTGAAGAGCGGCATAAACGTTTCGATGGCTTTCAGGCACTCTTCCAACGAGGTGTCCGAAGATTCCAGCTCCTGCAACGCTTCGTCCGCCTGCCGGACTTTCTCCATCATTCCGTCAGTTTCGTCCGCCGACGCTTTCCGGGCACGTATCTGTTCCCGTTTGGCAGCGATGGAGGCTTCGAGTTCCGCAATGCGGGCCGCACGATTGCGGCCGCGCTCTTCGCCTGCCGCCGTCTCGCGGTCGATTTGCATTAACAACATCTCGATGCGCCCGTCAATACCGGCCAGTTCGAGGTTTATCTTCTGCTGTTCGCTGCCGAGAGGCTCGATGTCCTCCTCGACACGGGCGATGGCTTCATCCACAAGGATGCCGTTCGAGAAGCGGTTGATGATTTCTTTTTTCTCTTTGTCCGATGACGATAGAAAGTCCTCGTAACGATATTTCGAGAGAATGAAGTTGTTCAACAGCTCGTCGCGCGTGATGCCCAATTTGTCGAGGATGTAGCGGTTGTAGGCATCGACCGAGGGCTGTACGGCCTCGTCTGTCTCTACGTTCTTGCCGCCTCGCCGGAGCGTACAGGTAACCGTCGATGTCCCTTTGCGGGGGATGCAGCGTGAAACGATGAGTTCCTCATTGGAAGCGTCGTTTGCCAGATGTAAATTGATACGGCACTCCTCGGCAGCATCGTTGATGATTTCCTCCGAACGTATCTTACGCAGCGGACTGCCCGTGATGCCGATGGCGATGCTCTCCAACAGGGCGGATTTTCCGGCACCGTTCGACTGCTGGGAGTCGTTGTCGCGGTTGTCGCCGAATATCAGGGTCGTAACGCCTTGCTGCAAGGTGTACGACAGGCGGCGGAAAGCGCACAGGTTTTCCGCCTCTATATTTCTCAGTTTCCACATGGTCTGTTCTCGATTTTAGATAAGTATTCCAGTCCGACAGCCACCTCATCGATCTGCTTCTCGCGGCAGAACTCCTCGTAAGTCTCGCGGATACGGCGGCTGTCGAATTTCTCGAAGAGCGACGAGGACGATGCTTCAAGCATCTCTTCCTCATCAGCGATAAGCTCTACCTTGGTGGCGCCGGCCTCCAAGAGCGCAGCCTTGTCCACCGACTTCATGGCCGCCTGTGGGGCATGGACCCGCACCTTGACCTTGTAGCGGCCGTCGGCATCGATCTCCCTGAGCTCGTCCATGAGGTGCAGGCTCGCCCGCTCGGCCGACACGTCCAGCACTTTGTAGCGCGTGTTCACCTTGTTCTTGATGAACTCGTGCGTACCGTCGGTGTAGATGACCGTGTATCCCTTCTCCTCGTCCTCGCCGAAATTGTGCTGGCGCGAAGAACCGATATACTCGATTCGGGTTTTCGGGATGATGCACCGGTTGTGGTAATGGCCGACGAACACCTTGTCGAACGCCTTGAAGAGGTGTACAGGCAGTTCGTTGTCGGAAGGCTGGGACAGTGCCCCGTTGATGCCTTCATGGATGTACAGGTAGTTCAACCGTTCGGGGTCGAGACGCACCCGCTCCAATTTCTCCGGAAAGCTGCCGTTCTCCGGAAAGTAAGCGACCATGTGCAGGATGAACCGCTGCCCGTCGGGACAGGGCAAGGCGATGTAGTCGTCCGCGACCAGCACGTTGTCGTGTTGGTCGAATATGTGGCAGTAGCCGCGCGGCGATTCCTGGTTTACCTTGTCATGGTTGCCGTTAATCATCGTGACGCGCATGCCGTACTCGGCAGCTAATAGCAGGGCGTCGTGAACGGCCAGCAGCACGTCGAGGGTCTGGGCGGCACGGCTCAGAAAGAGGTCGCCGCCGAGGGCGATATCCCGGATGTCCATCTTCCGGCAGATGTCGAGGGCCTCCCGCCAGTTGGCCGTAAATTCGGGTATGTTATCTTTGGATACGTGTATGTCGTTCAGTAACAACAGACACGGATAATTCTTTTCCTTTGGCATAAGCATGTGATGTAGGAAAGGGAAGCGCAGCACAAGGCTGCTCCTTCCCTGAAATGAATAACTCTATGTGTCTGTTTATCTGCGACGGCGACGGGGTTCCTCCTCGGCCGACAGTTCGGGTGCTTCCTCCTCTTCGGAAGGGACGGGACCCTGCATCGCCTCCTCGATCATATCCAGCAGCTCTTTGTTCGAGGTCGAACGGGTCACGCGGATCTGGAGACCTTCCTGCTCGATGTAGGCGCGGATAAGCCCGCGAAGTTCCTGTCCCTGCTCGGTGCGGTCGCCCAACCCCTGCTCCTGCAAGCTGTCGAACCGTTCGAACAGGTCGTCGAGGGTGGCGGCTCCGGCCGCCGGGTTGTCCTTGTTGTCTTTCGTGCGTTTGTCGAACGAGAAGGAACTGGTGTCCTCTTTCGGGAGGGCGGCCATGATGGTTTCGATGGCCTCCTTCATTTCGTCCGTCTCCATGATGGCCATACCGTAACGGGCATCGCACTGCTTGAGGTACTCGACGGTCGCCTCGGCCTGATAGCGCGAGTAGCGGTAGATGATGTCGGGAATGCGGGGCGCTGAGAGCAGGGCCGAAAGTTCCTCCTTCGAGAGCACGTCGGTGTCGCTTTCGTTGTCGATGCTCACGAGGTATTCGGTCTTGCCACCGTTCTTTTTCTTCTCGATTTCTACCGGATAGGCATCGTGTACCGAGCACACGGGACAGGGATGGTTGGGATTCTTGGCCAGTTTCTTCTGCCAGAGTTTGAATTTCCGCTCGTCGAGGTCTTTGAACTGGCTGTGCGAGAGCGTAAGAAGCTGGAGGCCTTTGGCCCGCTCGTCGAGGTCGAGGACGTAGAGCGCATGGCCGTAGCTGTATTTGAGACCGCCGCCGAAGCTGCCGCCCCCGATTTTCTCGGCCAGTTTGTCGTCCCCCTGTGCCTTGGCTTCCGCCACGGCAGCCTTGCGGTAGATGTCGATCAGGTCCAGCGGATAACCGGCATCGGTAGCTCGCGGGACGGTCACGTACAGGTACGAGGCTTTGCCGCCCGTGGACGGTTTCTCCAGTTCGAGCAGCAGTTGGTGGACGGGAAATTCGTAACCCGGACGGGCAAGGACGCCGTCGGTGGTTGGTGCGATGGGCAGCACGCGCAGGCGGTACACGCCCAACTTGTCCATGCGGAAGAACTCGGTGCGGGCGAATGCCTTGTTCTCTTCCTGCGCCCGCTGTTGCGCCTGGGCATAAGTCTCCTGCGAGGCAAGGAATAAATCCTCCACGGAAACCGGATTCTCTCTTTCAAGATTTTCGTCTTGCATAGTGTTGAAAGTGATAAAATTACTAATGCCGAAGAATCTAAAAGACGACGAGGGACGGGTTCGGATGCACCGCCGCTCTTCAGTTTAGAAACTGGATGGAAAGCCGGACGATACCGTTCCGTTTATCACTTTCCCTATGCGCCGCCCGAATGGGCGGATTCAATTGAATGTTTACAAAAATAGCCTCCTTTCACGAGCGGGCAAAATAAACGGTTGAATGTTTGCTGAAAAAGTGGATAACCCACTGTTTTCAAACGATTTATTTTATCCTGCAAATAATCGTTTCAGGGTTTTCCCGTCGTAGGGTTCTGCCACGGAAGACGCAGGCGCTCCGCCGGATAGAGGCTCGACGTGTCCACCTTCGAGGCGTCCTCGACCATCTGGCGGCGGATGGCGGAGATGAGTTTCCGGTTCCGACAGATGAATTTCTCCAACTTGTGCCGCCGCATCTCGTCGTAGAAGGGTTTCTTCGCCGGGGTCATCACGGTAGCGCGGCGGCAATAGAGGCCGTCCCGTTCGTAGAGTTCCATGTAACGCCGGAACTTGGGTTTGCGCAGGGACGGGTCTTTGGAGGCCGAGCAGACGATACGGATCAGCGGCAAGGGCGGAGCCCGGTGCCTGCCCGCCGGCAACGACTGCATGATGAGCTGGAACACTTCGGGGACTTCGTATTTGAGGAAGAATCCCAATTTGGTCTCCTCGAAAAGGTAACGCTTATACGTCCCCTTCGGCCTTCCGGACTTTCCGGGACGTTTTGCGGGGTTCTGCTCCGCTTTGCGGGTGATCCTCGCGCCCCGGTGTTTCTTCGCTTGTGCCATGTGTTTCGGGTTTTACGGGTTCGACAGATGCCTGGGCGACGCTGTGCGTGCGGCGGCGTTTTTCGCTGATGGCGGCGCGGCTGTTCAGGTCACGCTGGATGTTGAGTTTTTTCATGTTACGTCATGTATGAAAAGTGAATATTGATTTCAGTGTTGTACATGCCCCGTTCGTAGATACGGACGTAGCGGCTTCCGGCATCGATGGTAAAGGACGAACCCCGGTTGTATTTATGGTCGTCGTTCCAGTGTGCCATCGTGGTGCGCAAGCCGTATTTGGGCGGCTCGACCTTATTGGGAATGACAGCGATGATGCCGCCCTCGTTGCTTCCGTCACGCCGGGCGGTGTTGATACGTCCCTGTATGCAGACGATGCTGCCGATCTGACGCACGAACAGCTTGCTGGTATCGGTTCCCGAACCGCTGTTCGACATCTGGAGCCAGCCGGTATCGAGCAGTTTGGGCTGGTAGTCGGCGGCGTAGGCAGCCCCGATATTTTTGCAGGCTAATTTACGGGCATCGTCATCGGGTAATGCGAGGTCCGACAATTTCTTATCCCGCCGCACATAGTTGTCCGCAAGGTCTTTGCTGCCGGCGGCGGCCAACCTCTCCCGAAGCATCTGCTGGGCTTGGACCGAACTTTTTCCTTGACGGACCAAAAAGGTGATGTAGTCCTGGAACAGCTCGGCAAGACGGCCGAAACGGCTGTCCGCGTCTTTCTTGGAATAGACACCCAGATTCCCGGCGGCGGTCTGCCGCTCACCCTCGTCCAGACCGTCAAGCAGGCGGTCTGCCTTTTTCCGGAGTTCGGCGGCGACCTGCGTTGTGGTGACGTATCCCTCGCTCTGGGGTGTGTCCTCCCCGGCGAAGTTGCCGCTGGCAATGGCGCTCAGTTTGTCGTAGAGTTCTTGGGTGAAATCTTTGGTCGATAGCCCCTTGCCCTCGACGGCATCCACTTTCTTATTCAGTCCGTCGATCAGGGCCTGTTGCGTGGCGTAGGTCTTGGCAATGGAGATACCGTTTACCTGCAAATCGCCCTGCACATCGACGAAGTTCTTCGGGACGAGCAGAATACCTCCTGCCGTGTTGGTGATGGAAAAATGAGGGCGTTTGTCTTCGGTATAGCCCACAATGGCGGCTTCCGCTCCCGATAGGTCGCACCAGCGTATCACCCCGCCGAATGCGGCATCCGTCAGGACGTGGTCTGCGTCCGAGAGCGTGATGCCATGCGCCGAATCGACGGCCAGCACGGCATGTACCGCCACCCGTTTGTCGGCTCCGCAGACCTGCAACAGCGGCAGCGTACACCGCTTGCCGTCGTACACCTCGAAGTTCCGGAAGTAGGCCGTGCCCTCATTGTAGCCGTCGTAGTTGATGCGGACGGTTCCTTTGTCGCTACGCTCGGCGATGTTTTTCAGTTGGTTGCCCGTCAGGTAAAGCGATCCGGCACGCACCGTGTCGCTGCGCAGGTCGGACAAGGTGCAGAGCCGCTCCGTGAAAGTGGCGGCGACAACGCCCTTGCTTTCGATGATGATGCGACCTTTAAGCAGGTCGAATACGACAGCGGCGGTGGGAGTCGCATTCGTGCCGGCTTCGAGGCGGGCGACGGAGGCTTCGGAAAAGTAACCCCGCAGAATCTTTTTGCTGCCTGTCGGGGAGACCAGCAGCGAATGTTTGCTCTCGATGCCTTTCTCGACGGTCAGGGTGCCGGTCAGCAGGAGGTCTTTGCGGACGGTCTGCCTGGCAAAAGGACTGTCGGTCATCAGGGCGTAGCGGCCAAAGAATTTATCCGCCAGCCGGGGTGCATAGTCGGCCGTCACCTCGATGTACTGGGGCAAGGCTCCCGTAACGGAATCGACGGTATCGGGCACGGAACGGCCGCCCGAAGCCAGGTAGCAGGCACGGCCGCGTTTGTTGACTTCGTTGGCATAGGTGACCGACTCGTTGCTGTTTTTCTCGTAGATGTAGTACGGATACGAAGCGTCGGCACACCCCTCGAAACGGCGGATTTTATCGCCCAACCAGACGTATCCGGGGGTAATGACGGCACCTTGGCACTGGCAGCCGGAGACGATGAAGTTGGAACAGCCGTCTAATAGGCTGCCGACGGCCAACACCATGTCCTGTAAGTTGATGATATCGTCGGCGTAGGTATAACGGCCGCCGGGTTCCGCGATGAATTCTTTCATGATTTCGTTTTATTGGGTTTGAGCTCTTCGCCGTCTATTTTGATCAGATAGGTCTTGCCTGCCGTGCGGTAGGTGTTCACCGCATAGGAAAGCATGTAAACAAACTCCTGCGTGGGGATGGTGATGGACGGCACGCACACCATGAAGCTGACTTTCGCAATGGCTTTCTCTTCGATGAACAGATGGAACGGCCGGGGATTTTCATCGTCGCTATCCGTCGTGACCTGCTCACCCTCGTACCACACCGTAAACGGCCGGCCGACCGTCGCACCCTCGTGGTAGAGGTCCACGCCGAGCGGTGTGCTGTCGGTGATGTAAATGGCGTCAGAGGCGTCGCGGAAGTAGCGACGGAACCGGTAGTTCAGCCACCACTCGAACCACATCACCTGCGAGGTCATGCGCGCCTCGATCTGCCGCTCCCGTGCCCATGCGCAAAAACGGTCATTCAGGCTTTGCAGCGGCCACACGAGGCTCTGCAACAGCAGGATGTAACGCCGTCCCGACAGATAATGCGGGGTCAGGCAGTTGATGAGCCTGTCGGTTGGCAATCGGTATCTGTTATTGTCCATCGACGCTGAGTTTTAGGGCTTGTCGGAAATTGGGTATCTGCTCTTCGTCGCCCTTCCCGGAGGACTGGCGCAGGTATCCCGAGGCGGTATGCCGCATCCGGACGATTCGTTCCATCGGCATTAAAATACCTTCGCTGTTGTGGCAGGCTAAAAAGACACCCTGCCGGGGCGTGGCCTCTTCGTCGATCCACACGTCGGTCACATGCTCGGCCGAGCGGATGGCTTCCATGACCTTGGAGACATAGACGATGGCATTGAACTCGATGTTCATCATGTACTCCTTCAGCTTCTCTTCGATGTTGTCGAACACCTCCGCCTCGGAGATGGCACCGTCCCAGAAGACGGAGAGCCGGGGTACCAGTAGGTCGCCAGGCAGGGAGGTAACCTCGACGCGGGTGCCGGCGAACTTGATTTTGGCGAGATAGGCGCGAATCTGCACCAGTTCCTCCTCATCTACGGCGGACAGGTTGCCCTTGTCCCCTGTGGCGACTTTCAAGACCAGTTTGCTGTCGAGGTTCACGTCGTCGCTGCTTTCGTCATACGACACTTGCGTGATGATACGCTTGCTTTCGTCCACGGAGGCGTACCCGAAAGCCAGACCGTCTTCGCGGACGGTCAGTTCGTCGCCTTTCTGGTACTGGAGCAAGGCACGGGCGTAGTAGTCCGGAGTACCGTTGATACGTCGGTTGATGGTTTCGGAGATGTCGTAGGCGAAGACATCGAGCAGGGTCTCGAAGCTGTGGATGACGGCAGCGACCGTCCATGTGATACCGTTCAGGATGGAGAGCTTCGAGTCGCTGGAAAACTCGTTCAGCTCCATGCGCTTGTTGCGTTCCCGGACGGCTTCATCGTATATTTCTTTCAGGGTTCGGCTCATGGGTTCAAGGTTGATTGGGGATGTAACGATAGCATTTTTCAGGGGTACGGATGACCCAGGCGCCGCCTTCGTTCCAGCTCTCCTCGTGGGTGAGCAACCAAACGGCTTCCAGACCGGTGGCGGGGACACATGCACCGACCGCATCCCGCACGGGTTCCGCGTATGTGCCGGAGGGAACGACAGGCAGTGTGAGGTCGCAGCTGCGGCGGCCGTAATGATGGGTGACCAACCGGATCAGGTATTCATCGACGGCAGCACGGCTTATGTCGGCATCCGTCAGATCGAGTGTCATCAACTGCCGGCACTCCGCCAACGGTAGCAATGTTCCGCAGCTTAGGCGGCTGAGGTCCATCCGGAAGACACCGTCTAACAGAGGTACGAAGTCCAACGGGTATGAACCGCCGCAAAGCGAGAACCGTTCGCAGCGAAGCGGCTCGGACAGACGGATGCGACGGGCACTACACGCGCTCAAATCGAGGCTCTGAAAGGTGAAGTCCCCGTAAAGGCGTACCTGCCGGGGTGTGACGACCGTGTTGTCGAAACGGTGCTCGATAAGCCGCACGGAGGAACTCAACACTACGGGTTCCAACGCGGAGTTGTCGCCCCAGTCGATTTCGGCGGTACCGCTGCCGGAAAGGGAGAAAGCCGTAGCGATTTGTGCGGCTTCCAGCGTGAACCACAGACGGCGGTTGCCAGACGGATACTTGGGATAAACGTTACGTTCTCCGCCGGCCGGTACGATTTGTTCCCGACGGTATCGGGCGACCACATCCGCGTTGATGACGAAATCGTCCGTGTAAAAGAGCTCGTCCCCGCTGTGGAGCGTATCGGCCAGAGAGAGTGCGGGATTGCAGATCAGCAGGTCCACGATGCCCTCGATGGAACCGGTCAGGTGCAGGGCTACATCATACAGGTTCTGACCTTCGGTGACGGTATATTTACCCATTCTGTTCCTCCTTTTCTTCGGTTTCTAATAAGAGTTCTCCGGTAACGGAATCCATGTAGGCGTTGATGATAACCATGTTGTCGCCCTTGAACTCGGCTTGCAGTCTGGCAGCGAGGTTGTTGTTCTCGAAGTTGCCGTGCAGGAAGTCGATCAGCCCGACTCCGGTGGTGGGATACTGGTACAGGTTTCCCGGAAAGGCTTTCAGCAGGAACACCTCGTTCTGGTATTTGGCGGCACCGATTTCCAGATCGGTGTCGTCACCGGAATAGAGAAGCAGGCAGCCGTCCCGAAGGACAAGGTGGTAACGGCCCTCTTCATTGATGGTCTCGTATTCGGAGAGCCGTATGACCTGCGTCGCACCCTCGCTGTCCTGCAAATACACGGGAAACCAGGTGGTGTTGTTCGTGGAGTTGACGACATATTCGGGATGTCCCGTCCCGGTGTCCAAACGCAGGCGCACGAGCAGCTCCTTGTAGAGTGGCGTGTAAGGGATTTGGACGTAGAAACCCTGTTCGCCACGGCGACGCACGGTGAAGTCCGCCGGGACGGTAATCTCCCCGCGAACCCGTTTTTCGTCCTGCTCTCCCGACAGACGAAACGGGTAGAACACCTTGCCGGCCAGACCGGTCGAGGTGTTTACCTCACCCAAAGAGGGATTCATCGTGATGTCCATGCGTGCCATAAACAAGTATTGAAAAGCCCCGGACACAGGTGCGCCGGTACTGCGTGTTACTGATAAAGATTAGCGACAAAAAAATAGAATGGTTTATAGATTTGCTGTGAAGTGGATTTATTATCAATTATAAGCTGAATAGTTGATTATTCTATTTCCGTTAATTATTAAGCCTTTATATTTGTTCGCATTAAGTCAAATTGTTAAATTTGCAACAGCATTTATGTTTTTATAGAAAGGATGCTGTAAGTTGAGATAAAGATTCAGTAAAATATGGACCAGCACAATTTATATTTGGATTTTGATGCTTTTATTCGTTCGTTTGTCCAGAACCGAGATACATCTTTTGCATTTCTATTAGGTGCTGGTGCATCTATTACTTCAGGAATGCCTTCTGCTAACGATTGTATATGGGATTGGAAGAAACTTATTTATTGTTCTTCCCAGTCTTCAACTCCTTCATTTATTGATCCTAAATCAGATACATGTAAAAACATCATTCAGAAATGGCTTGATAATCAAGGTAAATATCCACCTGTTGGGGATGCTCATGAATATTCCTTTTATGCGGAAAAAGCATTGCCCATTGAGGGGGATAGAGTAAAATATTTTGAGCATTTAGCTCAAGGAAAGCAACCCTATATTGGGTATAAACTTTTATGTCTTCTGAACAAATACGGCATTGTCAAATCTGTATGGTCAACTAATTTCGATGGCTTGGTTGAACGTGCGGCTCAACAAGCCAACATAACGCCTATCTGTATAAACCTGGATTGTACTGATCGAATATATCGGACTGAAAGTAACAATGAATTACTATATATAGCTTTACATGGGGACTATAAATACACATCGTTAAAAAATACTTCCAAAGAGTTGGATAATCAACACCCGACTTTTGTGGCAGCATTGAAACGATATTTTAGCGATAAGAATCTCATAGTAATCGGTTATAGCGGTCGTGATAAATCGCTAATGTCGGCATTAACGGAAGCATTTTCAGAAAGAGGTTCTGGACGCATATATTGGTGTGGTTATGGTTCTGATATACCACCAGAAGTGGAAACCCTATTAAAAGCTGCAAAAAATGCAAAGCGGGAAGCGTTTTATATTGATACTGACGGTTTTGATAAAACGATGCTTTCGCTGGTTATGAATAGTTTCCATTCAGACGTAGAAAAACAAAAAGAAATTATGTCTATATTGGAGAGCGTCCCTGAAGACGACAATACATCTCCATTTTCTATTCATATCACGAAGACGGACAAATACTTGAAAAGTAATTTGTATCCCATAATCTTTCCTAAGGAACTATTTCAATTTGAGATTGAATATAAAGAAGATGAAAGACCTTGGGCTCTTTTAAGGGAGCTAACTAAAGACCAAAGTATTATAGCTGTTCCATACAAGCAAAAGGTATATGCTTTATCTACCGGTTCTGCCATTAACAATGTATTCGGATCCCGACTCAAAAGTGATATTGAACGGATTCCTGTTTCAATAGACGATATAGAGCAAAAAAGCAGTTATAGGGAACTGTTTTTAAGAGCAATACTACAAAGTATATCGACAATTCGGGGTCTCAACGTTGATGTTAGGCATAATACACTTTGGCGACCTGATATTTTCAGGAACGATAATGGCATATTGATTCATGAAGCAATAGAATGCTCACTTATTTTTGTGCCACAACAAAAATACGCCCTGCTTTCCTTGCGACCAACAATATATATAGAAAACCCACGCACGGTTTCAAAAGAGAAAAAGCAGGAGTATGCACGGATATATCTGGATAAAATGTGGAACCAGGCATATAGCAATAAACTTATCCAATGGGAGAATATTGTATTTGGCAATGCACGCCTTATTTTTGAGTTCCCTCAAAATTCTGGCAGTGGATTTAAATTCCAAATAAGCAACAATAGCGGATTTTCCGAAATACAATATCAGGACAACAACGAACGAGGATATTTTTCAAGATCGTATGATAATAGAAGAACGATTTACCGGGGACTTCAACTCAAAGAACCTGAATTAGAATTCGTAAATACATTTGCAGACAGACCTTTTTTAGATTCAAATCCTATGAGAGGATTATCTAATCATAAGCCTTATGATTCTTGGCAAAAAGATGTTTTGCCTCAAAATGTAAGACTGGGTGTGATCTGCCCTCATGCTCACACGGATAGATTCAACTCTTTTTTACAACGCTTAAACACAACCGTACAGGCAAACGATAATTCGGATTACATTCAGCCATATACAGGATTTCACAGTATATATAAAACATTACTGGAGATTCCTGACCGCAATACAGATAAGTGGATAAAAACAGAAGATACGCCGAGAGATACGATAAGCCTTGCACAATCAATATGTCACCAAGCCGGTAGTTTAGCAGATAAATATCCGGGAATTGTGGTTGTAATTTACATACCTACATCTTGGAGTATTCACAAACAATTCAAGCATAACAGCGAATCGTTTGATTTACACAATTATATAAAGGCTTATGCAGCTCAGCACAGTTTTACAACTCAAATTATAGAAGAAAAGACTCTGAGTGATCCAATGGTGTGCGAAATCTGTTGGTGGTTGTCGTTAGCTTTATTTGTTAAGGCAATGCGTATCCCTTGGGCATTAGCCAGTCTTGATTCAGATACGGCGTATGCAGGCATTGGTTATAGCGTCAAAACGAATAGTAAAGGAAAAGTGGACATCGTTTTGGGTTGTAGCCACATATACAACGCTAAAGGTCAAGGGTTAAGATACAAATTATCAAAAGTTGAGCAACCTCAATTTGATGGGAAAAAGAATCCTTACTTAACTTATGAGGAAGCATTCAAATTTGGAATTACCATACGAGAATTGTTCGTTAAATCTATGGATAAATTACCTCGCAGGGTTGTCATTCACAAACGAACACCATTTAGAAATGAAGAAATTGAAGGCATTACTCATGCGCTAAGTCAAGCGGGAATTAAAGACATCGACTTGATAACCATCAATTATGAATACAATGCTAAATTTATAGCACAAAGAGTTTATAACAACAATATTTCTGACGATTCATATCCGGTATCGCGTGGAACTTGCATAAAACTGTCATCAAGAAATGCTTTACTATGGACACATGGTGTTGTTCCATCAATTCGGGGTGGACGGCGCTACTATCCCGGTGGCAGGTGTATTCCAGCTCCTCTAAAAATAACTAAGTATTATGGTAAAGGAGATCTATCTACTATTGCTTCTGAAATTATTGGATTTACGAAGATGAACTGGAACTCATTCAATTTATATACGAAATTGCCAGCAACAATTGACACTTCTAATACATTGGCACAAGTAGGTAATTTACTGCATCAATATAATGGAGCAACATACGATTATCGATATTTTATTTAGTTCTATAAAACATTAGTCTGGCAATGCCAGACTAATGTTAATACGGAAATTTGTGCTGCAAATTCATACTATTTCCCGTCATAAATTTTCTCCACGACCATCCACATGTCGTCCGGCAGCTTCTCGTCCGAGATTTTCTCGCACGCCTGTTTCAGGTAGGCCAGTTCGTCGGCAGTGAAAGCGATGGACTGCGGCGTGTCTTTCTCGATGTCCCACTCGATGCGACCGTTCTCCTCATTCTCGTGCAGACCGACCGCTTCGCGCTCCTTGGCGGAGATTTCGATTTTGCGGAGAATCTCTTTCTTGGTGTTGAACTCCTTGAATGTGCCGTCTTTGGGCAGGATAACCGGAATGTAGAGCCGGTCCTTGATGTTTAATTCCATATTGCTGATAATTGGTTTTCGTGTTATTCGGTTGCTGTCTCGGCGGTAACGGCGGACTGGATCAGAGCCATAAAGTTCTCGAAGTCGGCCATCATGCCGGCAATGGACACTTCTTTGGGCAGAGAACAGAAGATTTGTCCGTTTTCGTAAGTAACGGTGCCGATAAAGACCGGAGGCGTGTCGCTGTCGGGGCGGCTTTCCGGGGTGTAAACAGTCGCCACCACCCGCTCCAATGCGTTGTCGGTGATGGTGAAGTCCAGATTGTAGAAGGCGCGGTCCGTGCGTTCCTGCGCCGTCTTTGTCGTCGTGATACGGATGATGTTCATATAGCAGGTTTTATGAAAGAATAGCATATTAAGGAACGGAACAGGTGACAATGCTCCAAAAAAGATCACAAATCCCAGTCCGCCGTACTGATTACCTGAAAATTGAACGAGCCGTCATTCCGGGAAGCATCGTCCTGCGTGTAGATGTCGAAATAGTAGGAATAGATCGCTTTTACTGTCGGGTAAATCGGGGTGTTTTCCGCCGTGGAATAGATTCCGGTAGCCATGACGAGGTAACGGCTCGACAATCCCCACGAAGAGGGAAGATAGACGCGGTACATGCCTTTTCCCAATCGGCTGACGGATACGGATTTTGAACCGTCGAAACAGAAATAGCGGATAGATGCGCTGGAAGTTGTTCCGGTAACAATGCCTGTAACAAGAATTTGCTGAAACTTTCCGTATCGGCTGGTTGTCATCAGGTCCCGGCGGTTGAGTATAATCCATCCGAAAAAGGTCTTGTCGTCCCCGTAACCGATCATCTCGATGACCTCTCGGGAAAATTTGAGCGTCGTTTTCGAGATGCCATCTTCGTAGAAATATTTCCCGCTCGGAGCCGTGATGCTCATCACTCCCGTGGAGACGGTCGAGCCCCATTTATAATTGACCAGACAAATCCGGCGGCCGGAGTTTTCCAGTGTCCATTGCAGGTTGATGTTTTCGTTCCAGCCTCCGGATTGCGTACACACCACGTTGTCGTAATGCACGGGGTCGGTCTGTACATCACTGGTCGTGCCGCCGCCTACGACAATCCAGATGGAAGGGTCGTTCTGGACGAAGGCACTGCGGATGGTCCCCTGTATGGTCACGTCCTTGAATTTACCTCCTTGGGCGATGATGTTGCCGGCGGCATCCCACTTGAATTTGCCGTTGGCCACCTGTCCCGAGCCATCCGTGTTGAAAAGGCTGCGTCCGGAGCCGAACGAGGCGGAACCGTCGTTGTTGAGTTTCCACCGCGTACCGTTGGTGATGGAGCCGTCGGCGCCCAACGAGACGTTGTTTTTCCAGATGCGGCTGTTGTCGAAAGCCCAGCCGGCAATGCGGTTATAAATCTCCTTGGCTCCCGATTTTGTGTAGTTGGCCGACAGACAGAAGTATTCCACGTTGTCCCAGGTCATCATCTGGATGCCGAGAAAGCCCGTCTTGACCGTACTGCCCGAAGCGGCGATCTGTCCGAAGACCACATGCCCGGCATTGCTGCTCTGACGCCATGTCATTACGATGCCCAAGGGTTTATAGGCACCGCTGTACCAATAGCCCGAGCCACTGGCCGCCGAGCGAATCTGAATCGGCATGGCACCGACAGCACCCACACTGCCGGCCGTGATGTTGTCCGCCCCGATGGTCCAGCCGCCAATCTTGCCCCGCACGAATGTACAGGTCAAACCGTTGATATAGTCCGTGTTGATGATATTGGCTTTGATGCTGGTCGCGTCGAGTTTGGAAGAGTTGATACTCCCCGCAGCAATACGGTCGGCACTGAGCGTCCCCGTCCGGATACTGCCTGCGTCGATGGCGATGGCATTGACCTGCGTCGCAGTCAGTGTACCGGTATAGATACCGTTGGCATCGATGGTTGTGGTGTACCGTTCCGATGAAGTGACATCGAACACGGTCGCGTATGCCACCTGCCATGTAACCGGTGCTTCGGCTGTAGCGGCCGCACCACCTGTCAGATAAAAAAAGTTGGTCGAGGAAAAGGATGCAGTGCCGCAGACTACTTTATAGATATACTCGCACCAGTCTCCCGTACCGGCTGTCGGAGTCAGCCATTTGCTGGAGCCGCCCGTACCGATGTTATTTGTCGCCCAGGCAATTTTTCGCCCGGCCGGAATTTTGGCTATGATACGGACAATGAATATCTTTTTATATCCGGTTTGGGTATAGAACGTGAAGCCTCCGAATCCGGGAGAGGCACTTCCGGTAGTTTTAATCTCCAATACATAACCGCTGTCATTGGGAGCCGATGCGCCGGTTCGGGTTATGGTCACCGTACCGTTACCTGCATTGTTATAGACATTGGCGCTATTATTGCCGTTACGGAAAGTCGGATCACGGTAGAGCATTTTACCGAATGCCATCGCCCGTGCCAGTTCTTTGGCAGCATCGGACTTGCTGGTGGCATCTGCTGCCGCTGCATTGACGGCTTCCGTTTTCTTGGTATCAGCATACGTTTTGGCGGACGCCAATGCCGAATTGGCCGCATTGGTCCAGTTCAGCGATACCGCCGCCGAAAAGGTTACCGCACCGGCTGCATTCCATGAGATATTCCCCGACGCGATGCTGCCGGAACCGTCGTTGTTGAGTTTCCACTTGCTGCCGTTCGTGATGGAGCCGTCCGCACCCAATGCGATGCTGTTTTTGTAGATACGGTTCGCATCGATGTTCCACCCGGCAATCTGGTTGGCCGAGCCGAAACGGGCAAGACAAGTGCCGGCGGCATCCGTGGCATAGAAACCGAAATCCGTATCGGAATTGTAGTAAAGCTGCACCCGCTTGCCGCTTGTCGCTCCAGAGCTTGCCCCGTACACGACCACCCGTTTGTTGCCGCTGTCCAACAGGATGTGGCTGTTGGATAACGTGGTTGCACCGATGGTCCAGCCGCCGATGGTGCCCCGAACGAAAGCACACGTCAGACCGTTGATGTAAGCCGCATTGATGATGTTCGACCGGATTTCCGCAGCATTCAGACGGGCGGTAGCGATGGTGCCTGCCGTAATCTGCGAGGCGTTGATGTTGATGGCGCTGACGGTGTTGGCGGATAGTTTCCCCGTGAATATGCCGTTTGCATCGATGTAGGTCAGCTTGTTCGACCAGCCTTCCGTATTGGCTTTCGAGGTGATAGCATCCGCCACGGCACGGGCATCTGTACCGGCTTTCTTGGCATCGGCAATGGAGGCGTTCAGCGTAGTGGTCAATGCAGAGATTTTACTGTCCGCATCTTTGCCTGCCTGCGTGATGGCTTCGTTTTTTTTCGTGTCGGCATAACTTTTGGCCGAATTCAAAGCCGCATCGGCCTTACTTTGGGCGGTAGCGGCAGCACTGTTAACGGCTTCGCTTTTTTTGGTATCGGCATAGCTTTTGGCACTACCCAATGCGGCGTCCGCTTTATTCTGGGCAGTAGCAGCAGCGGCGTTAAGCGTTTCAGTCTTGGCTTGCTGGATGGCATTGGTCCAGTTCAGGCTGACACCCGCACCGAACGTGATTTTGCCGGTTGCAGCATCATAGCGGACAAACTGGTCGCCATAACCGAGCTGGACGTTGCCGCCGTTATCCAAAAGAAAGGTTTTGTATCCGTTCTTGAACCCGCAGATCCCGTCGATGGTTTCGGTGGTAATACTGCCCGAAGCGGTTTTCGTACTGAGGGCAAAACGGCCGATGGCAGTACCCGTAATGGTTCCGTCTGTGTTCTTCACACCGGCAAAGAGTTTCGGCGTGATGACGGTATGGCTGTCGATGAGCGTTTTCCCCGTATTCCATTCTCGTACCCAGTCCAGCAGGTTGGCATCGGCACCTGCTGGACCCGGCGTACCGGCTTTCGCTTTCGACCAGACGAACGACAGGCGGTAAACCGTCCCCGCAATGGTAATGGGAATATCCAAAGAACCGTGGTCGGCAAGGATTGTTGTTCCGGAAGCAACCGTATAGGTTACGGTCTTCCGGCTGTTGTCCACTGTTATGGAGGAAAAACCCGTCGGCTTGATAATCGCTCCGATGGTAAAGTCCTTGTATTCCGAATCACCCAATACGACCTTGATGGTCGAGGTCAGGGTAACGGCAGAAAGTAGCTTCCCCGAATGGTCTGCGGGGAAGACATATTCCCCGAGCGATTGGCTGATTGTGTAGGAATCTTTCTGTATGTAAAGCGTGGTTTGCCCACGGGCGATAAGTTGTCGGCTGCTCATACGTTTTGTTTGTATAAGAATAGCCGTATGTGTGGGCAATGAGTTTATAGAAAAGAACGGCAAAAACAAAAGAAGCATGATCCTCTGACCATGCTTCTTTTTCGATGTTGTCGAACAGGCTTACTTCGAAGCCTCAATCGAAACCTTACGGAATTCTTTCAGTGCTTTCTCCAGTTCCAACGATGCTTTGCGGGCACGTGTACCGGCAGCTTTGTTGCCGGCTTCGATCTGAGCCTTGGCATCTTTCGAGAAGGACTCCATCAGTCCGTTGATTTTTTCTACAAGTTCTTTCATATCAATGTTTTTTATTTTCAAGGGAAAAGATAGAAATTTTTAGGGATTTCACATGTAACGCGGTTCCTATTTGAATACTTCGCAGTTGAATACCGCCTTGCGCCATACATCCTCTCCGGTAATCCGCAGCGTGCGTCCCCGATGTTCCTCCGCATTCCAAAGGGCATCGCTCTCGGCATCGTCGCTCATACGGCTCCAGAGAAACTGTTCATCGGGAATCCGGTCTGTAATCTCTGTTCCCGCTTTGTAAAGGCGGGCGCGGAGTGTCGTCTCGACCATGTGGTTGCGGAAAACGGTACCCGAATCGGACTCCACATGCAGAGAATAGCTGTCACTGCCGTCGTATTGTTTGGAGACGGTATGGGTGGCATGATACGACGCGCCGGAGGAGCGAACGACGAAGCGGAGTGTCAGCACGTTCCGACCTTCCCAGCCGGGAAAGTCCGGCGTGAGCGTGTAAACGGACGAGTTTCCTCCGGTGTCTTTCCACCCGCCGTCCGCAGCAAGGTATTCCCAACGGCAGGAATCCGCTGTCAGATTCTGCGCCGTGCCCGTCAGGAGGATTTCCGCCGGGTCGCAGAGATTGTCTGAAACGGCATCGGGATAATGAAACACCGTACCGCCCTCGATAGTGACGAAACGGGGTCTCATCTGTTCCTGCATTTCCTCGTCCAAATCCTCCCAGCGGATGGTGACATCCTGCAAGATGATGGAATCTTTGTTCCAGCGGAAACGGCCGCCGGAGAAGTATCCGCTGCCGTCGGGGTTGATGACGAACGAATCGTTGCCGGCACGGATGGAACCGTCCGGCTCCAACCGCAGCAGAGGGTGCTGGATCGTGCCGCCCACACCGCCCCGGCAGAACCATGCCCCGTATTCGTCGGTCTCGTTCAGAGTGTCGTCCGTGGGCTGGTACAGTGTCGGCACGTTCCCTTTTTCGAATTGCGGGGAACTGAAAAACCAGACCACCCGGTTCTCGGTGCGAAAATCGATGCAAAGGTCGTTGCCGGGGACAGGTTCGATGTCGAAAGCCACATGTACCCGTTGCCAGGATTGGGGCATTATAAGGCTGGCAAGCACCTTTCCCCCGTGAAGAATATCGAACGAGGTCTCTTGCTTGGACGGGCAATAACACCAGAACGAAAGGCAGTAACGCTCGCCTGCGTGTTTCTCCGCCCATGCTTCTTTCTGGCATAGCAAGGTCCCGCCGCTAACGGGAAGCAGGATGTTTTTGCCGATACCGCTCGGAGAGTGGGACGAAAGGCGGACGACCGTCGTGGTGAAATTACCGTTCAGAGAATCGAGGATACAGTTCTTGTGAATGCGTCCGGCGTAGAAGGTGCTGCCGAATCCTCCCTCGTCACCGGCGGTCAGCGTTCCGGCCACATGAACGTCCCGCGTGGCGTAGAGACGCTGGAAGTAAGCCCCGTAGCCTTGCAGCATGCCGAACAGCGGGTCTGCGATTCCCGTGATGCGGCCGATACGGATTTTGGCGGCTTCGGAAAAAGAGGAAAGGTGTTCTGACAGGCAGACATTGAGGTCGCCGACCTCGCACCAGTCGCCCGGATTAAGATGTTTGGAAAGGCCGAAAGCCAGTACACGGGCATATTCCGCAGGAAAGTCCACCGTAATCAGGCTCAACCCGTATTGCCACTCGGTCGTAACGTCCACGGTGTCCTGTCCGTCCGTCTCTGTACCGTCAGCATACCCGAAGCGCAGCGGCACGGCGGACAACTCTTTGGAGGCACGGATACGGAAGGAAATCACCAGACGCTGGGGATGGGAAACGGACCGGGGAAACGGAATCTGCAAACCGCCTGAAACTGCCGCCTGATCGGCAGAACGGGTAATTCGGATAATCCGGCTGGCCGGACCTTCCGAGGGAAGATAACGATAGCTCCATGTCGCATTGTCACTGCAACCGAATGTGGCAAGCGATGCCGGACGGTACAAGGAACGTTCCGTCCCCATGCCGTCGATGACATCCATGTACGGAGCTTCTTCGTCCGAGGCGGTCAGGTACATGGCACCGCTGCGCCGTTCATCGGTCAGGCTCGTGAGGCGGACGAAGTCCAGCAGCTCCCCGTCACGGGGCTCGTCGCCCTCGATGAGCGCACCAATGAAATACGGCGACGACGCCTCCTTCCCGTCAGGCAGCAACACGGAGTCCTCGCCGGTGGTCAGCACGACCATCAGGCTGTAAAAGGTCTGTGCGCCGTCTACGTACTGGCGGCGCACGACGTCTCCGGTGTGCAATCCCTGCCGTTTCTTGGAACCGGGGTCGATACGTATCTTGAATCGGGAATATTCGTATAGGGCCATAGTCGGATTTACAGTTTCTCGACACTGTCCCCCGAACAGGTATCGGTAACCCACAAGGCTCCGTTGGTCGCCGAGGAACGCTGCACCTCCAATTCGTAAAGCCGCATCCGTTTCCGGACGGTCAGTTCGTCGAAGGTCGCCGAGATGCTTCCCGTCGTTCGGCTGCGCAGGATCGCCCAACCGGTGCCGGCCATTCCGGAGGTGAATCGCTCCGAGGAGAGACTGCCGTCGAAGTAGGCGTTACCGCTGTGACGGATGCCGTCCTTGATCTGTCTGAGACAAATGTCGTCGGTAAAGAATAGTCCCTCCGCCGTAAGACGGGTGAAGCTCCCGTCGATGCCGATGTGTCCCGTGACCTCGACGGGATTCAGGGCGACGATAAAGTCCCCGAATGTACCGATGCGCAAGGAGTTCGAAGTACGGTTTAGCGGAGCGTAACGGCTGGTGGAGGGTGAATGAAACAATAGCGTCGCAACCTGTTCGTATTGACCGCCGGGAGTCAGGGTGTGGTCGCTGCGGGAAACGAAAGCCAGCATGTCGTCTTCTCCGGTCAGATAACAGCCGCCCGTGCTCCCGAAACGCAGTCGCTTATGGATGACGATGCCCTCGTCTTCGCTGTCGGTGCGGTACGAAGAGAGCAAATCCCCGCCGTAATTGTGCCGTACCCGGATGGAGTCGGGAAAGTACGCCGCCCCGTATGGGGAGAGCAAAACGTGCTCGCCGTCGATGTCCGTGAGGTTCGACATCAACCGGATTTTAACCGTGCGGTCGCCGCCCACGAGCAGGTCGCCATCGGCACCCTCCAACCGGATGTCGCTCGCACCGAAACCTTTGAGTACGGTAATTCCGCTGATTCGCACACCACATCCGGCTGAAAAGGTCAGGTCGCTCAAACAGGATACGGTCTCCCCGAGAACAGAAAAGAGCAACCGGCCGCCGTCGCCCAACTCCACGCCATGCAAGGCTCGCAGCTTTCCGGAGAGTGTCGCCGCTCCCGAGACTTCGAGAGAACCGGCTACGGTAGCGTTGTGCATCGACCAATCCACAGTGGGAAGGTTGGCATTACCGCCGTGATAGACTTCCCGCCCATGAATGAGCAGGCTGTCCGAAGTCAGGAGCACTCCGTTTTCTTTGGACTCGCCCAGCAGGATACTTCCGGTCAGGGAAAGGTGGGCATCGGCGAAATCGACCCGGTTCCCGCTTAGGTATATCGTACCGGTAGCCTGTTCGCAACGGAGCGGCTGCATACCGCCCACAAAGAGTTGATTGCCGCCGACGTGTACGTCGCCTGTCAGGCGGATACCATAGGTGTAACCGATGATATTTCCCTCGTCATCGCTTTGAGAGGTGCGGTACGTTTCCAGCAGACGACGGTTGTCGATGCCGGCGGTAAAGCCGTAATCGGCACATAACGGTCCCTGCATGTCGCCGCCGCTTTTGGGCAGATAGCCTGCCCAGCTACCCGTACCGCCGCCCTCTCCGGAAACACCGGACGAAATCGCCTCGGCAAACCCGTAAGCCGTGTTGTGCAGACGGATGGACGTGTCGTCACCCTCTTCTACACCATAAGGATTGTTCTCGCTCTTGCGCTCCTGGGCGTTGAAGAAAGTCTGGTATAACTGGCGGTAGATACTGTAACACAGGCTCTGCGGATCCAAACCGCCGATGCCAGGATGAAGGGTGACGCTCATTTGGTATAGGAGGTTTTGGATAGGAACTTCTGAATCTTGGAGGTCAGCGAGAGGAAGTTGGGGAAGTTCAGCGGCTGCATGGTCCCCATCAGCGTAGGCGTCATGATCTTGCTACACTCCGTCAGGAAGTCCAGCATAAGCTGCGCCAGCTCGTTCCCCAAAACAAGCGGTTCGGTGGCGTTCTCGTCGCCGAGCGTCACTTTGTTATCCGCTACGGCAACTGTCGTGGAATTTACTTTCTGCACGATTTTGTCGGCGGTCTGTTTGACTTCCGACTTATCGACGGTCTGCGTGATCTCTTCCGCACCCTGCACGACCGACGACTCTTTGCCGCTGTCGTTCTTGACCGTTGCCGTGATACCTTCGGCCGTGTAGCTGGTATGGGCTTCGTTTCCGGTCGGTTCCAGTTCGTCGTAGTCGGGCGAAGAGTCGTTGTCGGGGTCGAGAGCCTCGGTTTCCGTCATGCCGATGCTGACCTCGGAATGCGCCTCCATGCGGATGGTCTCGGCATGGGAGTAATTGACGATATAGGCATGGCGGGTGGCGGCGTCCAGTACGATGGTTACCTCCGAAAAAAGGGTCGGCACGATGAGAAAACCACCCTCGTTGTTCCGGGCGGCAGCCAGCAACACGCCTTTGTGGATGATACCGCCTGCCGAGGCGGTTTCGTCGGGATATTCGCCCACGTCCACCGTGCCGCCGTAGTCGGCAAACTCTTCATCGCCGGGGTCGTCATGTATCTTGGCGACATAGCCGTGAATCATGCGGGCCGTACCCACACCGCCCATGCCGCCCGGAGCCATCTCGATACGCTCGATACTGCGCCCCAATGCGATTTTGCGGATCGCCTCCTGTATCATCCGCCGGTTGTTGTCCTGTGAATTCTTCATATTCAAAGAATAGATAAATTCGACAATAGACAGTTGGATGAAGGCTTTTTACTATCTTTGAATACTTATAAATGAAACTTTATAAAAAATGAATATACAAGAGAAATTATTATCGTTAGGAGTATCTGAAAAAGAGATAGCATCTATTTTGCGGGGAGCTTACAATACTTCATTCTTCCATATTTACACAGCAGGAGATTTCAACACCGATTTAAGCCTAATAAGCCAAGAAGATCGAGGGACTTTCATTCATGAATACATCCACTATTGGCAAAACATAGGTACTTTATGGGGATTATCTTCCAGTATTTTACGCTATGAAATGATGTTAAAACTGAAAGAGGAAATAGCCGTTCTGGATGAAGTCAAGTTACCGTATTCCATTTCTCCGACAGACCGAATGAAGCATCTTGACAGTATGTTCAGAGTTGGAAATGGATTTTTCAATGACCGTCAATTTTATGGATTTAAAATAGACCAAACTAAACGAATCGAGATTAGAACAGGTGTGAAAAATGTCGAAGTGAAAAACATGCCTGTAATATCATTGATTATAACATTTGAGAACAAGGTTACGGATACTTTAGAACTGGGAGCACACATCATCAAGGAAAGTATGGCAGCATTGTATCAAAGTTTAGTTGACCCTGATGCTACGCATGATGATGTACCGTATAATGTTGTGAAAATATTATGCAAATACAACTATCCTTCATTATGCCACAATACCAAACTTCTTATCTGTTGTTGCCATGCAGCTCTTTTCAGTATGACTCCAGGTGAGACTTTAATTATGTTATTGGCAAAAGCTGAAAAAGAAAAGATTACCGATGGTATGCAACTATTTTCTGACTATATCAATCAGTCTACAATTACAACACCACAAAAGAAAAACATTCCTATTCCCGATTTTTTCGATGAAAAGGTCAATGACTTTTTGGAAATGTTGGACCGGAACCTGATAGCTCCGTTAGATTATATTAAGACGGTTCTGGAGCGAGTGCGTTTATCCAATAAGATGCTTCCTCTATTGACAGTTCTATATGAAGAAAAAACAGATTGCATTTCGATAGAAAACTTAAATGCTATTATTAGTTGGTTAGGCATCCCTTATATTCAAACTCATAGTTGTGGGCATCATAACCCTGCAACAGCAACAAAACGTGCTGAAGATATAGTTGAAGGCGATGATTCGATGGATGTTCTTGAATTGATCGCTTTGGAGGCAATGTATAAATTTTTATTAGGTAATTCATCCTTTCGATGTTGTCCACTCTATGGTATGATGTGTAGTGAATCACCCATAGCGAAATCCGAATGTTTCGATACCCCGTGGTTGGGAACTCCTTGTGCATTCACGGTCGTAAGTTTACCGCTGGAATTGGATAAGAAAAATGTTCATTGGTAAAATCATCTTTAAGAGTTGTTTCCATACGTCGTTTTTGTTCCTTTGATTTTATGCGGTATCGTGATTTTCTGTCGGTAGCCTCCCGTCCCGAAGGTGGTCGTGACCTCCTCGACGATGTAAGTGCCGTTCTTGGCCGGGTTCCGGTCATCGGTAAGCTCCACCTGGCAAGCCGGATATAACCCGAAATCCCCGAAGAGCGTCACCGAACCACTGATACCGTTCAGGTTGTAGCTGCGGAAGTATTCGATGGCCTCCTCGACGAGCTTGTCGGAGTTGATTTTCATGTTCGGCGACATGTAGGGCACGATGGTGTAGGTTGAGAGGTCGGCTTTCGTGCGGGTCTGTGCGCCACTGGCCGTGGTGTTACCCGTCACTTTGTGCGTCTTTTTGCTGATTTGCGTGGCGTTCACGGTCTGAAACTCTTTGCTGCCGGGGGTATCCGGGTCGTAATCGGGGTTCAGGCGCACCGTCACCTCGAAGAATTTCTCATCCGAGCCCAATGCCTTGGCCTGCACGGCAAGGAATTTCGGATCTGTTTTGAGCACTTTCAAATCCGACGATGCCACGTGCGTGTCGAAGCGTATGCGGAAAGGGCCGGACGAAGTGTCTTCCGGAAACCGGGGCTGGCTCTTGGCCGATGAATACGGGCGGCCGATGGCGATGGCAGGCATCTGGTCGGGACTGTTCTCGTCGTATTTCAGAAAGCAGTAAATGCGATAGCGGCTCCACGCCGAGAGAATATCGGCCACGGTGAAGTTGTCGGTGATTTTGATTTTCCCGATCTGGATGTCGAACCGTTTGGTCTCGGAGTGCAGTTTGAACCCGGTATCTTTCAGAAGGTTGTACTTGCCCTCCATCACATCGTTCACGCTCGTACCCGATGCCGACGTCTCGAACTTGGGCGCCTGTTTCAGCTTGAGCTTGTAGGCCATATTTTCGCATTTCAGCTCGAAACTGCTCTCGGTGTTATAGCCGGTGATGTACCCGTCGAACATCGTGCGCAACATCCCGTTATACCCCAAGCGGATACGCACCCGTTGCCCGATTTTGAAGGTCGTGGCGTCCATCGCCGAGTAACTGGAACGTTTCTCGATGACCACGCCGTCCTGCATGACCTCGGTGGTTATCCGGCTGGCATCTTTGCCTTCGAGGGTAGCCGTGCCGACAATGGTGGAACGGAAAACGGTCCCTTTGGGAAAGCGGATGGTCGCCGTGCCGATGAGTTTCTTGTAGGTCTCGACGATTTCGACCTCCTGCACCTCTGTGAGTGTGACAGGGTTCTGTATCGCCATTGGGTTCCCCGGGTCAGGATCGCCGATGGTAATCCGGCAGCATAGTACGTCAAGCGGTGCTACAGCCATAGGTTGTTCAGTTTTAGTATGGAGGTCGGGTCGATGACATCAGTGCCGAACCGTACCCACTTGATCCATTTGTTCGTATGTTCGATGGCTTCATCTACCACCTCCGCATCTTTGGAAATCAGCTCTACCGCCTCGGACGGCTCGACAGCCACACAATGTAAGGTATAGGGCTGAACGTTCCTGTACTCGGCAGCCGGAAGCGAGTAGCCCAGAATGATAAGCTGCGAGATTTTCAACTGCCGCAGGATGGTGTTGTCACAGTCTATGACACCTTTGTACTGGACGATTTTCAGGAATTTCGACAGCTCGGCTTCCGGGTACACGTCGGGATATTTGCTGGTTATCCGACCGTTTACGGTAAATTCCAAATCGCCGCCCGAAATGAACTCCTTGCGGGTGTAGTCGCGGCCCTGCACCGTGGTCAGCACGATGTTGTTTTTCGAGGAGAGCTGTACCTGCGGACCCAAATCGACGAAAGTGATCAGCCCGTATTTGCTGTTGGGCTCCACCTTGCCGCTTTCCTTGTCGTAGTAGGTTCCCTCACCGCTGATTTTCAATTCGATGTAGTCTGCCACCGTGCGGCCCACGATGCTGTCGGTGTAGTTCTTCTTTTCGGCGACAGCCTGCTGCTCCTTGATGAGTTGGTAGTATTGTCCCGACTTGTTGACGATGGCACTCTGCGACTGGGTTTCGAGGTATTTGTCCCGCTCTTTCTGTTCCCAGTATTTGATATATCGGGGATAAGAGCGGAGCATACCGTAGGCCGTCTGGCAGGCAAACTGGATGACGGCACGTTTCAGGATGTCGCTGTTCTTGGAGAAGTAATGCACGGCACCGTCCTGAAACTCCGCGAGTCCCAGACCGATGGCGCGACGGGCGGCATCGCTGATGTAGCCGCCCAGTCCGCCGTGCGAAAGGATACCCCCGCTCAGAAGCGTCGAGGCACCGATATTGAGCAATCTGCTGCCGAATAGGTTCTTCATGTTGTTGTTTTTTCGTTAATTAACCGTTCCACGAGGCATCGAAGTCATGCACCACGTCGATAAGGGCCTGCGCCATCTGTTCCTTGAAATGCTGGATTTCTGCGGTCTGGCCTTCGGGCGATTTCAGCAGGTCGATGGTCTCCACGCTCATTAGGTTGGTGATGTTGACGATGACCTGCTTGGGAGCCGCTGAAGACAGCCGCCCCGTACCGGAGTAGTTGCCGCCCGCACCGCCATCGTCATCCCCGGAAACACCCGTGATGCGGTTGGCATTGAACGGGGAGGTGTCGTTCGAGTCCGGCTCGTTGGCGTAGAGCGCAGCCGAGAAGCCTGCCTTGCGGAGAATGTTTTCCGCAGCCTCCGAGGAACCGCCGAATACCTGGCGCAGGGTGCCGGAAAGATTTACCAATAGGTGGTGCACGCGCTGCCGGCCGGCCAGCATCTCCTGACGCTCCTTGTCGGTAGCCTGCGCGTTCAAAGCCTTTTGCACCCACAGCCCGTCTTTGTTCTGCGTAAAGCCGCCACGGGTCAGCTCACCGTAGTCGAATCCCGACTTCTCAATCAGGGCACGGGCGCCCGCCATGCTCTCGATGGCATCGAGATAACCTTGTGCCGCCGTGGTGATGTGTTTCACGGTGGTGTTGTTTTGATAGGCGGCATAGGTGGGCGTATAGGCCGCAGCCACCTCCGGCAAATCACCGAGAGCGTTGCTGTAAGTAACCTTGCCGTCACGCTCGAACCAGAAAGGTTTGTCCAGTCCGAGTTTCTTTGAGGCTTCGGCCGCCGTCACCGCCTGTTGCCCGTATTTGAGGGCGATGTTCTCGATAAAAGCACGGACCTCCAGCGGGTCGGACATCTTGCCGAACTCGGCATAAGCGGCATTCAGGCGCGACTGGCTGTCGCGGCGGGCAATGGCGGTGATGGCCTCCCGACTGTCGTCCTGCTGGGCATCCTCCGGACCATATACGTCTAATATCGTAATCATACCGTCAGAGGCACCCACGGCGAAAGTGCCGGCCCAACCGGCCCACCAGTTTTTGGTAAAGGCTCCAATTTTATGTCCGCTGCTCTCCTCGATGGTCTTGCCGGTAGTCAGGTCGTCCACCGCCTTTTTGGTGTCGATGGCCTGCTGGTAGGTTTTGTGCAAGGCGGCATACAGGTCTTCGATAACCGGATAGCGGTATTTCTCGTTGGCGGTAATGTCTTCCAGCACGGCATCCTTGGCTTTCTTGATTTGCCATGTCTTGTAGGCGACCCAGCCCAACGCTCCCACCAATGCGGCGATACCGGCCGTTGCAGCTACGGCGGTCGTACCGATGGCACTCAAAGAACCGGCGGCACCGACCAAACCGCCGCCCGTAGCGACCTGCGAGGAGAACAGCGAGGAGAATCCGGCACGGGCGGCAAAGGAACCTGCGCCACCTTGCAGCAAGGCGCGACCCATCGCACCCTTGCCGCTGACTCCGGCTGCCTGCAAGGCCGTGACAAGGGCCCGCTTGTTGGCAAAGGAGAGTGCTTTGATTCCTCGGGCACTGGTCAGACCCGTCAGACCGGAAACCAGCTCGACAATGGAGTTGCCTGCGGCCTGTTTGCCGATAAAGCCGACCGCAACGCCGACATTGGTCAGGGCTCCGGCAAGTTTGAACAGCCGCGTGGCGACAAAGCCCGTGAACAGAAGCGGCTCGATCCAGTAAAAGTTACGGGTCATCCACGAAGCGAAGTTGCCCAGCACGGAGAGCAGGCTCATGACACCCTGCCCGATGGAGGCGAGACCTCGGGCGAACTCGCGGGAATTGAATTTGGCAAGGAAGTCTTTCAGTGTGCTCCGGATGACCGGCTCGACGAGTTCGTACCCTTGCATGAAGGATTCCGTGAGCTGGGAGGTCATCTGGTACCACAAACCTTTGGTCGTGTCCTGTTTCACTTGTGCCAGTTCGGAGGAGATGCCCTGTGACGCCCGGTTCTGGGAAGCAAGCGTCCGAAGCTGCCCGTAGTTGCTGACGAACATCATGGCGGCATTGCCTCCGATTTTGCCGAAGATGGTCTGCATGTCGGCCATCGTCGCCCCTTTCTTGTTCAGGTCCTCGAAGATGTCGGCCAACGGACGCAGCTTCTCCACCTGCTTGCCGTAGATGTCCTCCATGCGTGTGAATTTCACACCCAGGCGGTCCAACGCCTCCCGTGCCTCTTTGGTGGGCTTAGCGAAGCGGGTGGCCATAGCTCGCAAAGCCGTACCGGCCATCGTTCCCTTGATACCCATGTTGCCGAGTACGCCGATGGCGGCGGATGCCTCCGTGAAATCGACGCCCGACAGACGCAGGTAACCGGCCGCCATCTTGAAGGACTCGGCCATCTCGATGATGTTCACGTTGGAACGCGAGACGGTAGAGGCAAGTATGTCTGCCACCGAGCCCATGCTGGTGTTCTTGATGTTGTAGCCCGTCTGGATGTTGGTGGCGAGGTCGGCGATCTGCGAGATGTCGTTGTCCCCGATGAGCGCAAGGTTCGTAATCGGGCGGATCGATTCGTTGATGGTCTCGATACCCATACCGGCCATACTGAGGAATTTCACCGCACCCGCCACCTCGATGGCCGTGAACTTGGTCTCGACGCCGATGCGGCGCACGTACCGGGCCATCCGGTCGAAACGCCCCTCGAAGGTCGCCAGGTCGGAATCGGCAACCCGGAGAATCGAGTGTGCCGATTGCATGATGTTGGAATACTCGACGGCCTCCGTGAACTGCGTGCGCAGGAAATTATAGGCCATGTAGGCGTTGAGCATACCGGCCATCGGGAGGTTTCGCCACGACGGGGCCTTGGAATATTGGATGCGATTGATGGCCGCACGGCGTTTGCTGCCATATACGGAATCCTCGAAAGCTGCCTGACGACGTATGGAGGTTACCGCACGGGCTGCGTTGCGCCGCCGCTGGGTCTCCTCGGCCTGACGGCGTCGCTTCTCCGCATTGAGTTCCTCACGTCGGGTGCGCTCGGCAATTTTGCGCAACTCCCGGTCGGCACGCGCACGTTCGCTTTCACGTAAGCGTGCGGCACGCTCGGCAGCACGGATCTCCGACATCTGGCGGAAGGTCTCCACCTGTAAGGCGGCTTTCTCTTTGGCCTGCTGCATGCGTTGACGGTTCTTGGCCTCGTCCGCATAAAGGCGTTTGTTCAGCCCCGCCTGTTCTTTGTCGGAAAGCACGGCCGCTGCGACCGGGGCATACGGAGGTCGCACGACTGAACCGACAGAGACAGAGGTTGCGGGTGCTGCCGTGTCCAAGTGCAGCGTCATAGTAGCAGCGCCACGGATGTTACCCAAAAGCGAGAGAATCTCCTGCAAGCGTACACGGGCCGTGTCGGTTTTGATGTTTACTTCACGCCCTTTCTCTAAATGAGCGAGGGCCGAATTGATTTTGCCGATGGAACGGGTAACCGTCCGCTGGGTGTCCATGACGCTCTTGACAGCCGAAGCGGCATTTCGTTTCGCTTCGGCCTGCTGCTCGTCCAATTTTTTTTTGCCGACCAACTTATTGGTCTGATTGCGGAGCGCACGGCCGTCAATTTTCTCGCCGGGATTGATGGTCAGCCTAATGCCCTGCGTCAGCTCTTTGATTTCGGTCAGCAGGTTCTTGACACCTTCCAGCCGTTTCTCCGTCTCGCCGGTTCGGATTTCCAGGTCGAAGTTGAAATCCTTCTTCTTGCCGTTCTTTCCCCGAAAAGTCTTTTCCACGGCCTGCATCATCTCGTTGATGTTGGTCACGACCGGCGCAAAGCTCACACGGCCCTTGCTCAGTTTCTCGACGGCATTGGCAAAGGCGGTGACCTGCTCGGTTCCTTCCGTGGCATTGACCTTTATATCGTAATAGACTTCGTAATTCTGCGTTTGAGCCATGAATAGCGTGTTTACATCCGTTGAAAGAATAGCCCTTTTCGGCTGCCGGGGACTGAAAAGGAAAGCCCCGCAGTCACAAGGGCTGCGAGGCTTCGGGAAGCGGATCAGGGAGACGGCGGTTGCAGGGTCAGACGGGAGACGAGCACCTGCTGGTGAAGCCACAGCGCCTCCTCGGAAAGCATGGCGAACTCCTCGTCTGTGATGCTGTCAAGATGAACACCCGGAAAGTAGTGGCGGATATAGATCAGCCGCTGACGAATCCGCTGGTCGTCACGTACCGCCCAGGTGTCTATCAGTTTACCAGCAGGCTCTGACGGGTGGTGATGATCTCTGAAAGTTGTGACATCAGACCGAAGAGGAACAGCGATTCGTTGTCCACCAGCTCCTTATCGCCGTCGAGGAAGCAGTCGCGGGCGAGCTGACGCATGGCGTTCACCTCGTCCTTCTTCGATGCCGCCATGAACTTCGAGAATTGCGGGAAGGTCGGTTCACCCATGTAGGCGACGTAGAACTCTTTCTCGCCACAATCCGTATCGCCGAACACGACCATCGGATAGACCTTGCGGACTTTCTTCTCGGCTTTCAGCGCGGCCGCTTTCTCCTTAATCTGGGCTTCCTGCTCCAGTGTAAGATTCTTATCTTCCATTTCTGCGTGATATTTGGTTACAAAAAGGAATAGCGGCTTTATCGCTTCAACGGGTGTAAATCGGGGAAATATTTCGATAAAATACAGAAATTAGAAAGATATTGCTTATATTTGCGGAAAATCTACATATAACGACGATATTATATGATTATTCAGTTCACAGTTGAAAATTTCCTTTCATTCAAGGAGGCGGCGACACTTTCGTTGGCAGCTTCGGCTTTGAAGGAAAAACAAACCTCGTCGGAGGACATCGTTTTTGAACTGACCGGAACGAATCTTTCTTTGCTGAAAAGTGCCGTTGTGTACGGAGCCAATGCCAGCGGAAAGTCCAATTTGATAAAGGCTCTTGATTTCTTCAAGTGGTTTGTCATCAACTCGTCCAAAGGCGTGCAGTCCGGTGAGCGCATACAGCAGGTGGAAAGTTTTCGTCTCAACCGCAGTACAGAGAATGAACCCAGCTATTTCGAGGCTGTCTTTGCGGATGAACAGTCCCAGTACCGGTACGGTTTCGAAGTGGATGAGAAACGGGTTTACAGAGAATGGCTTTACCAAAAGAGCAATAAGAAAAAGGCAAAGGAAGTCGAGTTGTTCCTGCGCAACCTGGATGAGTATGAATTGCATCCGAAATTTGCCGTCGGGAAAGAGGTGGTTGCTAAAAAGATGGTGCGCGACAATGCACTGTTGTTGTCCGTAGCCGCGCAATTCAATGAAACCGTTTCGGTGGAAATCATGGAGTGGCTGGCCAATACGACCATCGTGCTGGGGAGCAGTGACGAGCGGATATGGAAAATGGCAACCCAGCAAATCGATAATCCCGAAATGAAGCAGCGTATTGTCGAGTTTGCCCAATTTGCCGATTTCGGAATAGACGACATCCGCAAGGTTGATAATACGGTCATCAGTTCGCATCAGCAGTATGACGAAACGGGAAAAGCCACGAAAATGGTCACTTTCCCGTTCCGGAAGAACGAATCGGAAGGCACAATCAAGTATTTTTCATTGGCCTATCCGATTATTGACGCGTTGGATCACGGCAAACGGCTGGTCATCGACGAGTTCGACTCGAAGATGCACCCGCTGCTGACCTGTAAAATCATTGCGCTCTTCAACTCCCGGCTGACGAACTCCAAAAATGCACAGTTGATTTTTACGACGCATGATACGAACCTGTTGAATGCAAATCTGTTCCGCAGGGATCAGGTGTGGTTTACCCAAAAAGATTCGCTGGGGGCGTCGGAGTTGTATTCGCTGGCAGAGTACAAAGTGCGCAATAGTGCGCCTTTTGAGAAAGAGTATCTCATGGGGAAATATGGTGGTGTGCCTATCGTTGGCCAATTCGAGCGTTTGTTTGACCAGAAAGAAGAGACGGAAGATGGCACGGATGAATAAACGAGATCCACGGGTTGCCCGTAATCTTCGGCGGGTAAGTTTTGTCCGGGACGTCAAGCAAACCTTTCTGATTGTGTGCGAGGGTGTGAATACCGAACCTGACTATTTCAATGCTTTCCGTCTGACATCAGCCAACATTAAGGCTGTCGGACAAGGCATCAATACGGTCGGCCTTGTGCAGAAAGCTCTTCGGATAAGGGAAGAAGAACGGAAGAAAGGTCGTATCTATGACCAATGCTGGGTAGTATTCGATAAGGATGATTTTCCGGATAACGATTTCAATCGTGCAATAGCATTGGCTCAAACTGGTGGAATGAAGGTGGCATATAGCAACCAGGCATTTGAATACTGGTTCCTGTTGCACTATAACCTGTTTCAAGGACCGATGCACCGAAACCTGTACGCCGAAAAGCTGAGCGGATTGCTGGGGATAGCATATAGCAAAGAAGCCGGATTTGCCGGTCAGGTATTTCGAGTGCTGGCTGACAAACAGGACCAAGCGATACGGAATGCCAAAGCCATCATGCGCCAAATGGAAAACGTACCGCCGGCACAGGCTGAATCATCCACAACAGTACATCTTCTTGTCGAAGAGTTGAACAAATATGTATAATCGGAGGTTGTACAAACTTACCGCACTTTTGAAAATTTGTGGTAAGTTTGTACAGTTTTCAGACCAAAACGAAAGATTGCCTTAGCGCAATCATTACTATAATAAAATAGCTAAAATAGAAAAATATCGCCGCTGTATGAAGGAATTTTACATACAGCGGCGATATGATTAGATTTTCACCAATTTACCTTCAATACCGCAGCGTTCCAGCACTGCGGTATTTTCTTTGTCGAAAGCAATCAGGCAGGACGGAGCGCCTGCCGTGCCTCCCTGCTCTCCTGTCACGTGATAGAAACTCAGCCGTCCTTTAATAAACAAGATGGAATCCGCATTCGGAAACACCAGCTCATGGAATAACCGTGTGTCTGTTCGCGCAAAAGTCAAGGCAACGGCATTGCGGTGTTCCACGCAACGTCTGATAAACTGTACGATGAGTGCCGTATCATACGGAGGATTGCAGAACACACGTCCGAACCATTGCTGTTTGAGCCCGTCATCTTCGATGGTATAATGGTGTGCCGCTGTATTCCACGGTCGGTTCACGGGAGCGCAAGGGTCCAAATCGAACGGCCCCAACCGCCGCAGAATATGTGGCGGTGTGAGCCATTCGTTTTTCCCTGTCGAGGATTTTCCTTCGAAAGTTACATCCATAACCTCCTAAATAGTATCCCCGTCACCGATCTGGATATCAAAGGGATTGAGGTCGAATTCATGCACGATATTGGTATCGTCCTGCTGGCTCTCCATGCCGTCCTCGCTGAAGATACAGCCTTTCAGCGTGACGGTGGTGGTCGTCCAGTCATCGCTGGCCATCGGGTTGGCGAACGAGATGATCAGATCGAACTCTCCGATGTCCATCAGACTGCCGTAGGTCGAGCGCAGGGTTTGCTGCGTGGCATAGTCCATCGTGATGCTCGCCGTGTAGGAGATGTTTCCGAAACCCCGGCTGACCGGTTTTCCGCCCAGACCGTAGTTGGGCTCGATTTTGCGTTTCTTGCTCCATTTGATACCCGAAACGCCTTCGAGTACAGTGGAGCCTTCCTCGATTCCCAGAGCCGTACTGGCTAAGGTAATCATCGACCAAGAGTATGCGACGTTGTTTATAATTGCCATGTTTACATCTATTTAGCGGTTAGTGATAAGCCTTCCTCGACATAGATTTTCACGGCCACGCCGACGGGTACGATGACGTAGCTGATGCGCAGCGTATCGTCCACCAGTACGTTCTGGTTAGGGTCGATGGTCACGGCATAGCCGCTGATCTCCTGCGCTGCCTGCATCTTGGCCAGTATGTCACCGATCAGGGTCTTGAAGGCCGTAATCTTTGAGGGTGCGAGAAAGCCCGTTGCAGGGTTCACCATCAGAGGGCTGTGCAGATACGGCAGCAAGGCTTCGCGCACGGCACGGCGGCTCTTGTTGATGGTACGGTTGCGGGCGATGGTGCGGTAGTCCCCGTTGGAGCAGGTCTGGTCTTTGGAGATGTAAATGCCGTTCTCCCGACCCGAATACTTGATGGGGAAAATGTATCCCTTGTCATCCAGCTCGTCCAGCAACACCGGCGAGAGGGATTCGTACAGGTTGGTCGATACGAACTCATCTTCGGCATCGAGCGTGAGGTCTCCGAACCCGAGCTCAATCTGCTGGAAGTCGTCGGCAAAGAGGTTGAACTGACGCACCCAGGCGATGGACTCGTGAACGCTCGCCTTGGCAAGAGCGCCCATGACAGCACCCAGAAAACCGACCGGCGTATGGTTCGGGTTGCGGTACTGGATTGTCGTGTTCTGGTCGTTTCGTGCCTGGCCGAAGATGACGCTGGTACGCGACGATTCACAGATAGCCGACGGAATGCGGTTCAGGTCGATGACCTTCGCCTCTTCCGTATCGCCACCCGTGTTGGCGGGGTTGGCACACAGCACCACTGACAGGGGCTGGTTCAGCTCGGCCAGAGCCACCGCCTTGTCGTTGATGCCTTTGACGAGGTTCAGGTTGTATTTCTCCTGCTCGCCGTTGAGTTTCCACAGCGGCTGCTCGGTCCAGATGCCCACCTGCGAGATGAGCCCGTCTGCGGCACGCTGCATCACATCGAGGGCGTCCCAGTTCTCGGAGCAGTCCGCGAACATGACGTACAGCCGGCCCGGTCCGTCGATGTTGCCGCTCATGCGGAAGAACTCGCGGATGTGGTAGGCCGGAATGCCGAACAGGAAGTTTTCGTTCGTCTCTTCGTCAAGGTCGCACGCGACACGTTCCTTGATGCCGAAGTCCTGCACGGAGGATTTACGGCTGGTGATGCAGATGACATCGCCCAGTGCCACGTTCGCCTCGTTGCTTTTCCCGTAGCCGGCGGTAAAGAGGTCGGGCTGTCCCGATACGTCGAACAGCAGGCCCGTGATTTTCTCGTTGCTTGCGGATGCGGCATACGGCAGATTGCCGTCCACATCCTTGATGATTACATTGCCTAATGCCATATAGCCTGCGTGTTATGATTTATAATAGGGATTCTTGTAGAGGATGGCCTTGCCCCGGATGGCCGGAGCGGTCTGCGGCGTGTACATGCTGCCATCGGCATCGATGTAGAGTTCCTTGTAGTCGGGGAACTTGCCGAGGATGGCCAACGCGGCGGCAGGAATCTCGGCCGCCGCTTTCGGCGCCTGTTCTTTCTTCGGGGATTTCTCGGTCGCCGTATCTTTCTCTCCGGTCGTTGTCGTAGGTGCTGCGACTGTCGCATCCGGCTGGGCGGTATCTGTTTCAGGAATGGTCGTTTGAGTCTTTGCCATAGATATTGCGGTATGAAAAAGGGGGATGGAGTATGGTGTCCATCCCCCGCACGTTGATATTCGGTGATTCGGTAAAGGGTTATGCCGTTTTGGTGTAGGCCGTATGGACGACGATCTCGGCAGGCTTGACGATGTTCACGTCCATCTTCATGCGCATCTGGAAGAAGAAGAGCTCCGAGTTGGATTGCAGACGGTCCACCTTCAGGACTTCGGCGTCGTTGGCGTAATCTACGCCCATCCACAGGTTGGAGTCCATTCCCGACGTGAAGTTGCCCATGACGATGGTGTGTTCCGGCACGCCCGTAATCGGAATGATACGCTTGCCCTTGAAGCGGTAGCGGTTCACCTCGCTGTTCTCGGAGTATTTCACCATCTTGTCGGTGATATACTGGTCGTAGGCGTCCCACGCTTCCCAGCCCATGACGATGCTCAGGCCCGAGCGCTTGCGGATCTGCTTGGGACATTTCCGCCACATCGAGTAGAGGGCTGCCTCGACCGCAGCGCCGTCCTTGAGCTCGGTCGTACCGGAGACGATGCACTGGCCGCCTGCAACGGTCTGGGCATCGGTGGCGTTCACGTTGTCGATGATACGCTTGATGACCCCGTCGAAGTATTTCTCCTTACCGGCTCCGATCTGCACGGCACCGGCGGGAGCCGTGATACCTGCGGCGGCCGCACCGCCCTTGGCCGAAGTCCAGATGGCATTGCCGATGAACTCGTTTTTCTTGTCCATCAGAAGGCGCAGCATCGTGGCCTGCAACTTGGGGTCGAGCTCGCGGAAGACGAGGTTGCCCGTCGGCTGTGCGAATTTCCAGTACGCCTCGAAATCGCGCGGGTTGAATTCGAGGTAAACCATGAACTCGGCGGGTTCGAGGTGGCGTTCCGTGAACTGGTATTCGTTCTCGCCGTTCTCACCTTTGGCCCCGTGCGAACTCTGGGGCGTAGGTACGTTGTCCTGAATGATGTCTCCCAGCCGGATGGCGGGAAGAGTGTACTTGTGCTGGATGCCGGACTTGATGTGGATCAGCCCCTCACGAAAGGTGTCGTTGCCCTGCGCCGTATAGGAGAGCAGGTCTTCCAATACCTCTCCGGCATAGCCGTTCTGTAAGAAAGTTACTGTATCTGCCATTGTGTTAGTGATTTTCTGGGTTAGAATCTCGGCCGCGAACAGGGAGCATCGACTCAAAGCGGTAAACCACTTCCGGCAAATCAGTTTATGTGTATCAAGGTGGCGGGATGGTACGTCTCCCGTCGGACGGGGTTATTGTAGTTTCTTGAACTGGAAGTCTTTGCCCACGACGGCTTCGACCTGCTCGGCCATCTTCTGACCGGCACTCTTCAGGGCGTCGGCGGCCGCTTTGGCGTTGTCGGGGTCGGTGGCGATCTGCTCGCTGATTTTCTCGCGGGCGGGAATCGAACCGATGGTGTCCTGCACCAACTGAAAGTTCGTGGCTGCCATCTCTTTCCAGCCGGACACCGCATCCGCCTCGATCTTGCCTTCGTCCACGGCTTTCTGCAAGAAGCTCTGGATGGCACTCGCTTTGGCATCGGCCTCTTTCTGCTCATAGACCTGCAACCGGGCGGTTATGCTGTCGAGGTCTTTCTGGAGATTGCCGATGGTGGCGTCCTTGCCGGCAATCACGGTTTTGGCGTCGCTCAGGGCTTTGTTCGCCTCGGCCAGCCGGGCTTCCACACCGGTCAGCTCCGTAATGCGGGAGAGCACGTCTTTGACCTCGTTCTTCTCCTGCATACCGAGTGAGGCGACCACCGCGCTGTATTCCGGGGATAATGTTTTCTCTTCGTTCATGGATCTGTGATTAAGTTTCGTATTAAGAATAGTGGTTTTCTCGTCCGACGGGTGATTTCCCTCTTTGGGTGGTGTGATGCGGTTCATGACCGCCTGTATGGCCGCCGCGTCCGTGATACCCGACAGGTCGGCACGCACCTTGTCCCGGAGCTGCTTGCTGGTCCTCAGCACATGGCTTTCGGGGATGATGCCCGCCTTTACGGCAGCCGCAGCATCGAAGAATGTCCCGTCCTGCCCGGCAGCCCCGTCCATGATGGCCCGGACCTTTTCGCGGCTCAACCCGAACCGCTTGCGGTAGATGGTCTCGATCTGCGTCGTGAAGGCTTTGACCATCTCGGACGGTTCCCCGTCGTTTTCGTCAGGCAGGAACGGGTTGTGAATCATCAGGATGCCGTAATCGCGCATGAACGACTTGTCCCCGGCAGCCCAGATGACGGAGCCCATCGAGGCGGCCATGCCTTCGATGACGCATTCGGTAGGCACCGAGGCGTTCTGGATGGCGGCATAGACCGTCATGCCGTGCAGTACCGAACCGCCCTCCGAGTTGATGAGCACTCGGATAAGGGACGGACGCACGATGTTCTCCAAAAAGTCGAATGCCTCGCTGAAACGTCCGGCACTCTCTTCTGTGATGCGGCCGAAGAAGCGGATGGAAGCCGGACGTCCGGCACCCGACTGACAGACGATATGTTCAAAAGTTTCCGTGTTCATCTTTTCCTTTGGGTAAGAATAGCTTCGCTCGCGTGAAATGGTTTATAATCCGCTTTCGGAGCCGTTCGGGACATCCTCGGCAGGCTTTTCCTCTTCAGGTTCTTTTTCATCCTCCTCCGGCAGGTCCGGCACATCTACCGACGGCTCGAATCCCGTAACCTGTTCGTAAACCGGTTCGGCATGGTGTCCGTGTCCTGCCGTGTCATGCTGCGGAGCATCGGTATGCTGCGTGAAAGGCGGCATGACCAGATAGCGTTCTACCCAGTTCCGGTATTTCCAGGCGGAGGATTCCCGGAACCAGACCTCGTAATCCACCCAGTACGCCTGCAACATGTTGGTTGTCATCGGCATGTCGAAGTAAAGGAGATTGCATCGCTCCGTGAGTGCCGGTTCATGGCTTTTGGCATCCTGAATGGCGACGTTCAACCGCTGGAAAACGATGAACGGGTCGCATTCCCGCTCCGGGTCGGTGTGGTTGAGCGTATTGAGGATGAAGCGGATGCGCATGGTGGCGCGGCCCTCGCCGATACGTTGCTGCTGCACGAGGTAGCGCACGTTCACGAAGCGGATGAAGATGGCAGGAAAGGCGATTTCCATTTCCAGATTTTCGCTGCGCACGATTCGGGAGAACTGTCCCGTGTCGATCATGATGGTCTTGAAAAATGGCGGACTTTGCGGCTCTTCCGGATGCTCCCGCAGTGTGAGGATGGCACGGCGGACAGCCTGATACATGTTCACGAACGGATTCTCCGATACCTGTTCGGGCACGGCGACCGCAGGTTGTTCCGCTCTCGGAGCGGAACCGTTTACGGGTGGATTATATGGCTTCTTGTCTTTTATCATGGGTTGGGAAAGGGAAATCCCCGGAACAGAATGGGGATAAACAATTGGTTGACGGTATGATTCAATTTCGGGCTGATGCCGATAAACTGCCGATGTTCGGGCCGGCGGCTGCTATATTGGTTGACCGTGTAGAGTCCCAACGCCGGATCAGTGTTGTGGACAGCGGCGTAGCTCTTGGAAGCGCCGCGTTTGCCCGGCTGCTTGAAATTGCTCGCTTGGGTCCGAATGGCGTAACGGGCTCCTCGGCGGAAAATCTTCTTCCGCTCACCGTAGCCGCGCTGGGTAATGTTGGTGTGGTCCATACGGTCGGCTTCCCCGGTGATGGAGCGCGACAAGGTTCCGGTGTCGTTCATCACGGGATGGGTGAAGCGTCGGCCCCAGCGGGATTTGCGTTCCGGCCACGGCTTGCCGCTGCCGTAAAAACCGCCTTCGGCGAAACTGGTGCGGAACCGACTTATGGAGTATTCGCCGGCCTTTGTCACGAAGTCGTGGGTGTTGAACTCCATCTTGTTAGGCAAATACCGGCCGTTGCCTTTCGGCGCCCACTGCTCGCAGAATTGTTCAAGGGTGATTCTCATGGCTACGGATTGGTATCGGTTTGTTTTACGCCACGGGGATGACCGTAGCGTTTGTAATATTCCTCGTCCGACATGATGCCCCGGTCGGATGAGCTTCCACCGACTGCCACACTGCCTCCGCCACCCATGCCGGGTATCACATTGAGCTGCTTGCCCACGACGATGCCGAACTCTTTCTCTATTTCATCCGCCGCCACCTCGTACTTGTCCGTGATGAGCGAGTAGAGCTTAATACGGTCTTCGTTATTCATGTCGATGCGGTTGGAATACTTGAATTCCAGTCCGGCGGGGATATAGCCCATCGCCACGAGCCGGGGGATGATCTGCTCGTTCATCACGTTCTCGATATAGCGGCGATATACCTCGATGCGGTCGCGGAAGATGTCCTGATGCGCCTTGGTGGAGCCGACATACGACTGCATGCCTCCGGCCATCGATTCGGAGCCGAGAATAAGGTTCGAGACCTCCTTGTTGGCGAACTGAATCAGTCCGGTATATATCTTCTCGCTGTTGGACATGGTGAAGGTCTTGATATCAACTTCATCCTCCAGCCCCGTTACGATGATCTTATTCTGAGCCGCATTGGAGATGTCCTGTGCCAGACGCTTGCGGTCCATATTGTTTTCACTGACGGTCTTTCCGTGAATAACCGGCTGACCATACGAATGACTGAAATTCAAATAGTTAGCAACCGTAAACTTTTTGGCGAGAATCAGCGGCGTCGTGGCCGAGAAAAGCCCGAGATCTCCCGTCTTGATGAGCACATAACGCTTCCGGTAGGCGGCCGAGTGAATGTCCCAGTGCGGCAGCCACAGTCCTTGCCGTTTGACGACAATGCCCTGTTCGGGTAGGACGTTGCGGCGTTCGATACTGTTTACCTCCTTCAGCCGTCCCGTCTCAGGATCGGTATCGGGCATGATTTCCAGCAGCGTATAGCCGTAGAGCTTGGCCTCGATGATGCCTCGGATGATTTTGTCGAACTGAGAACCCTGTATCTTCTGGCTCTCTTTCACATCCTTGACGTATTTGCCCTTGTCGTTCAAACGGGCGAGCATATAGCGGTCTCCGAGTATCTGGCTTTCGAGTGTCTCGATGACCGCGCGGATGTGCGCATCCTGTTGCAGGCACGCATCGTACAGGTCGATCAGACGCGCCCGGTCGTCGAGGATGGTTCCCAGCAGCATGTTCGAGCGCACCGAACGGTAGCGGTTGTGCCGTTCGATTTCCCGCACGTATTCCTGAATCGTTTTTTTCGACGTGTGGAATATGCTTTCGAGCAATTCGCGGTTAAATGTTCCTTCTTCCTGCATTTTTTTCGGGTTTCAAAAAGAATAGTTTGATCCCGAAAAAATGGGTTATCTGCCCCCTTCAGACCATACGAACAAATCGGCTCCAATATGTTCGGTTTACCATACAAAATAGGCGGACGGTTACTTATAGATTTTTGGCCTGTTTTTGCACTCGAAATGCGATTGTAAATACCTATGAATGAATTATTAACGATAAAATTTATCGGCAAATTTATAGTCAAAATCGAGCCGAAAAGTATATATTTGCCTGCAAAATTCAATATTTTGAGAAAATGAGAAGAATAGAAAATCATCAAGGGTTCAGACTTCGGTTCGGCGAGTTTCCGGATTTGCTGTTCGTCGTCACTGATACCCGGACTTATTTTGACATGACACACTTCCTGCAATCCATGAAGCTGGACCCGGAAGAAAAGATTGCTGAATTTACCACAGGATTCGCCTTGTGGATAGACCATCTGGGCAAGATGTACGGCATACCGCCGGACGAACGCTTCGCCGTTGATACCGCTACGGGGCACTCTCTGGCGGAAGAATCTTTCGCCCTGCCGTTCCTCTGCTGTGTTGATCCCGTATTCGGGGTGTACCTGCTGGACAACATGTCGCAGATGCTGTTGACCGGAATCGCGTGTTCAGACTCCTACATCCTAATGCAGGCGCAGCAGCGGTTTACCCATGAAGAACTGCTTTCCACCCCAAACACCGATGAGCTATGAAAACGAAAGGTCCATTTTTACCGTCGAAGCAGTTGCTGGTCTTCAACGGAGCGTATGTACTCATCGCCGTGGTGCGCTCGCTGCACAGCGCGGCGGATTTTTCAGGCATCAACCTCCAAAGCATATCGTTCTCCTGTACCGGGAAGTATGTAGCCACTGGAGGCTTCTATTTCCGACATGCGCACCCCGATGTGCAAATCGACCTGTCGGACCTCGACAACCTGACATTGCAGGAATACGACCGCCTTTGCGGTGTGGAGCGCCGCTATTTCACCGTGCGGGAGATCGCCCACAAGCGACAGGCGTATGAGGAACGGCGCAAGGAGTTCCGGAAATTCTGTAAACAACGTGATTTAGAAGAGAAAGAGAATGAAAAATAATACAAGATGAAAAGCAATGCGATACTATGTGAAGAGTACCCGGTCAGGGTGCTGTTCAACGATGACAAAACCTTGGCATGGGTAAACCTCCATGACCTCTGCAAAGTATTGGGGCGCGAGGAGATGTTGACCGACAAGGCGGCTATCCGCCAGTTGCCCTCCAGTATTCAGATTCCGTTCCGCAAGAAAGGACGCGAGATGTGGGCCATCAGCCCTTACGACGTCTATAAGCTGATCCGGCCCATGCGGCGCGAAAACTCCATCGCGGCAAAGAAGTGCGCCGCAGTGGAGACGTGGCTGAACGAACTGCTCGAAGACGCGGCCATACAGTCTGCCAAAGCGACGCGACCCGCACAGCAGGAAGACGTGGTGTTCAGCTATCAGGACCATCCGATCTCTTTTCGTGCTGCGAACAATAAGATGATGATAAACGCCACGCAGATGGCCCGCAGCTTCGGAGTTTTGCCCGCAGAGATACTGCGCAAGGCGGATTTCGTCCGCTATCGCCAACATCTGGTCGAGAAGGGCATCTCGGAAAGCCTCGACAGCCAGATTTTTACCACGCGCGGCCGTAACAACGGGGCGACATGGATCGATGAAGAGCTGGCGATGGAGTTCGCCCGGCAGTTGTCGCCGGAGTTCTCGCAATGGTGCAACACGAAAATCAACGAACTGATGACACGGGGCTATGTCACATTGGAACCCAGACCCGAAAGCGGCATGGGCACTACCGAGAATCTGCCCGTGCCGCAAAGCCTCGACGAGGCGCAGCAGTTGATTGTCGCCCAACGCCACGAAATACACCTGCAACAGGAACGCATCGAAGCCGATTCCTACAAGGTGGAGTTTTACGACAACCTGATCGAGGGTCGGGACTTCTATTCGACGACATGGCTCGCGCAGGAGCTCAATACGACACCCCGGCAGTTGCACCAGTTCCTTGCCGAGAAAGGCATCTGCAAGTTCTCGAAAAACCAGTGGATAGCCTTCCTGCCATACCGAAGCTGGCAAATCGACATGCCGTATTACTGGAATAACCTGCGCACCGGCAAGTGCTACGCGGCAGGAACACGGAAACGATGGAGCAAGATCGGCCGTGACCAGATTCTTGAACTCTGGAACAGGGAACCGCCTAAACGTCCAGAGCTGCCGTCCGGACGCCGTAGGGTGGAAAACCCGTACAGCCATCTGACGGAAGGCGTGGATTATTTCACACCCACACAACTCGCCCGGGAAATCGGTATCTCAGCCAACCGAATGAGTCAGTTTTTGGAAAATAGCGGCATTTGTCAGTTCGAGAAGAGGCAATGGGCTGTCCTGCCTGAATATCGGGAATGGCAAATCGACGTGCCGTACTACTGGACGAATCCCAAAACTCAGAAACGATGGGCATTCGGTACCCGTAAGCGGTGGTCACTACTCGGCAGGGAAAAAATCATCGAATTGTGGAACAAACGAAATGCCGAACAACAACCGGAAGAGACAGCATGAGCAAGGAACTGACCGAGAAGATTTCAAGAGCAACGGGGCGCTATCCCGTGAGCTGCGACTGTCCCCGTTGTCGGAGACAATGCCTGACGCCCTGCCTGGGTACACCGGAGGACATCTGGCGACTGATAGAGGCCGGATATGAAGAACGGCTGCGAATTACATTTTGGGCTGTCGGTATGCTGGTCGGAGCCATACCGTTCCCGATACTGATGGTGCAGGCCCTCCAGACGGAGCACGGCTGCATATTCTGGAAAAACGGGCTCTGTGAACTGCATGAGCTAAAACTCAAACCGACGGAAGGACGCCTGTCGTATCATATCCTCACGGAAGAGAGTATCTGTTTTAGTAAATCACTGAGCTGGAACGTGGCAAAAGAGTGGATCAACGTGGAAAACATCCCGCTCATTACCCGAATCCTGCAACGCATGGTAAAATGAAAACCGTATGAAACACAAAGGGAAAAGCAGCAGTTCATTCCGGCATCCGAAGCAGGTGCTGCTGTTCGGCCACACGCGCATACTGGTCGCCGTCTTCAAGTCGATGCAATCGTGCGCCGAAATCACCGGAACATCTGTCAAGACGGTCAGCCGGGCCTGCAAAGGCGAATATGCGCAGGCGGCGGGATTCTATTTCCGCAGGCTGCATCCAGACGTGGAGATTGAAATGGCAGACCTCGACACGCTCCCTCTGGAAGAGTATGACCGGCTCTGCGGCGAGGTGCGCCGCTACCTGCCCAAAGAGACGGTAAAGGCTTTCAGGGAGAAGTTCGAGCAAACCTACGGGCATAAAAAAAGCCCCGATGGGGGCTGACCGACAACTATTTCTAACTCTATAAAACAGAAAAGTAAGATGCAGTAATATTATATATACTATACTACTATCTTACTTTTCTCTTTTTATCTACTAAAAGAAAAACAGAGCGAACCCCTTTAGGGGTGAGCATTAAAGGGTATAAATAAACACTGGAGCGTAGCGGAAGTGCTTTATTTATACCCTCCATCTTGCTTCTTCTTTAGAAGAAGATAGAGAATACCGATACAGAAATTTCAAAGCGGGATTTACTTTTCCAGCAACAAGGTGACGGATAGCGGATGATTGTAAAACGGCTATCCCTTTAACGGATAACGGGACAGTTGTTCCTTCCGTTTATCCTGTAACTGTAAGGCAAGTTTTTTTATGCTCTCTTCATCGGTGGAATAATTACCGGCATTGGCTCGCTTTATATCCCTCCGTCGTCCTTTATCCGTCGTCTTGCAGACCTTCCAGAACTCTTTCAGGTAGTAATATACGGTCTCTTCAGAACGGGAAACAGCACCGACACCCAGCTCGCTGAAAAGATACCTCCGGAGTTCCTCCAGCGGTTCCCGATACCGGGAATAGTTTCCGTTATTGAAATACTTCGCACCTTTGGCCTTGCCTTGCTCGATAGTCCTGCATACCTCCCAGAACTCGTCCAGGTAGTAGTAGCCTTTCCCTGCCGGAGCCAGATAATTGACCGGCTCGATGCGCTTGTAAAACCCGTTCCAAAGGACACCGGCCTTTTCCAGTTCTTTCGCCAGTTCCTCACGCTGTCCTACATTGATTGGCTCCAGCTGGTAATCTTCTACCGGTCCGACAACCTCCCGCAGCGAATACCGCACTGTACCGTCCTCCGGTTTCATGCAGTACATGACAATCCGTCCCTCGGCATCGATTTCCCGAAACACGCCGTAGCCGATTTTCCGCCCCAATACGCTGATCTGGTACTGGACATTCTCTTTAGGCACTTCACGTGGCTTGATTCGGTTACGCCATCGGTTCCAGACCAGACCTTCCCTGTAAAGAGACCGTTGGAGGTGGAGAACCGTCTCCTTGTCGGCGATTTCCAACGAGGTGTAGTCGAAGCATCCGGAAGAGGCGTTCAGTTCATCACCTCTGATGGAGACGTACAGGCACACGGATTGGTTTACACCCACCGTTTCGACAATTCCCGAAATCCCTTGCCCTACAAGGTTCACGACATCACCGCGCCTGGGCGTATCCGTCTCGAACCATTGCCGGAACTCTTCGTATGTTACGGGCAACCGTTTGTCGGGTGTTGCGTCGATAGAGACGACAAAGCGTCGCTGGGCACAGAACTGCGCTATGGCCAGTTCATGCGTCTCATTCTTCGGTCTGTAACATCGGAAGAAATCATGGATTGCCGACTTGCTTTTACTCATCCGGTATTTGCATCTATAAATTATATACAGGTTTACTTTAGGCAAAGATAGAGATTGTCCGGGAAATGCGGGCTTAATTTATCAATTTTCTTTTTAGGGGAACCTAATAAAAGTTTCGACAAAAAATTCGATAATTCATTAGCGCATAAATTCCTATACAAGACTATATATGCGACCGCCTGCTTTGACATCCAAGCTCGGTATGTTTCAGCCGGTGACATTCTCCGCATAACCGTGTCTGCCATAACATGAAATGACAATCGTCAAAAGGATCCGCCAATGCAAAGCCGGCGGGTAAATGGATTCTTGCAAAGTCTGTCAATGACCTGACGGATTCTCCTGCTGCAAATCCTGTTCTATTTTGAACAAATAATCCCCCGAAACCGTGCCAAACTTTGAACAAAAAAGTCAGAGCCAAAAATGGGACTTGAAAATCAGGCCGTAGGGCGCGTATCGAATCCGCACCAGGGGTAGTACCCACCCCGTTATTTTTAAAAATTATTAGTACATTGTTATTCAATTATTTACAACCTTCACTTTGTAGAAAAGTGAAACTAAAAGCCTATAAATAGACCTTTGTTTCTTTCGGATTGAAAGCAAAAAAAAATTCTCCCTTGTTTTTAGTCTGTTTTTTAACTCGCAAATAATTGACTATCAATATATATAGTTTTTCTTTCAGTCTGTTTTTGAGCGTTGAACCCTATATTTTTTTTGAAAAAATTTTTTCTTTTCTGCAATAGGTTGATTTTCAATCAAATAGGAATAACCCTCGCGCGCGGGCGTCCACTCTCATTTTAGAGCCGTTTTGTCAGTCGGACGAAAAAAATTATTTGGAGGATTGAAAAATTTGTTTTAGAGTTGAATTGAACCCGAAAGGGAAACAGCCCCGACAAACAGACGGGGAAAACAGAAACAAAAAATATACAGACTTTCAAAAGCGACACAACCGCAACAAGTCTGTAAATAGTAAAAACAAAAAAAGTCAGTAAGTAAGAAACAGACAGCAAAAACCGCAACAGCGAGAAAACAAAAGCCTTTTTTGTGGGAAACCTATTTTTGAGGCTTGGAAAATCAAAAATTCGTCCGTGCGTTTTGGAACGCTTAAATAGGGTGTCAAACAACCACACCGAGCGGAACGGCAAACCAATGCCGCAAGTCGGAACGGTCGAAATACGTGTATTTTGTCCGCATACGCAAAGCCCGTGATTTTGGGAGGGCGAGAGTCGTATGGAAAAGGGAGGCGATAAAATAATGCCATAAGTCTGCCCTTGCGCAGCCGGAGATAAAAATCGCTATGCGGTAAAAACAATCCGCACGGAGCTTGAGAAAAGAGCATTGCCAATGTCATGCCCACAATCACCAGCCGCCAACCGCCCTAATGTTAGCTGCCCCGTTGGAAAAGACGGGGGACGTGCCAAAGAAGCACCCGTCGAAATTGGAGTATGTCGGGCTTGCCATGACAGCGGATAATCGTCTTTGCGTGTGAACGATGCAAATATAGGGCTTTTTTCCGAAATAGCGAGTATAGGGCACGTTTTAGTGAGGTGCAAATTGAGATGAAATCTGCACGCTATCGGGTGAAAGGTAGCGTGCGATTTTTGGGCACGCACAGGTCGTGCCGTTTTGCCATCCGCAGAACGTGCGGTTCGATTCCGCAGTGCCCTCAATATGCACTATCGCATAGAAACCAACTAAATTTTATCATTATGGCAATCAGTAAGTTAAATGCAGAACAGTTTGCAAACATGGCAGTTAATGCCGCAGGTGTGGTTTTCGAGTATGCCGGCAAAGACGGCAAAAACACGGCTATGCACTTTTTCGGTGCCGATTACGAAGCGACCGTGAAAACGCAGGACGAAATGTTCCGTGTACTGCGCAACGTGGTAACGACATTCTGGGAAGTGAAGACCAAAGAATCGCTGCTCCGTGAATCGAATGACGGTATCCGCTCGAAACTCCGTGCAGGAACTCCGCACCGGCTCATCATTCGCACCTCCGCAGGCATTACGGTCAAAGTCTTCGACCTCGATGCAAGCGTATGGGCGCGAATCGGGTTAATGCCGACCAAAAAGGACTTGGAACGCTCCGCCCGCGACCGCAAGAAGTACATCCACAATGCCACCAAAGCACTCATGGAGGCACTGAATTTCCGTGTGGAACTGCCCAAGGACATCGCCCAGACCGAAGAGGTGCAGACCGAACAGGTTGTCGCCGAAAGTGCGACGCCCGTAGCCGAAACGGTGGCGGAACAGCCTGCCCGCAGGCGTGGCAGAAAGCCGAGAAACGGAGCGGAACCCGTAGCTGTTGCAGCGTAACGGCATAACGAACCCTATACAATCGAAGCAAGACAGCGTGCAGAAAATGTGCGCTGTCCTTTTTGTTTCATACCATGTATAAACTCATTGCTTTCAACGAAGTGGCGGAAAATTTTTCTGCCCACTTTGCGCTCGGTATCTCCCCGTACTTCGACCGCTGCAAAAGCCATGAAACGGGGATGCTGCACTTCATCACGCACAAATTTGTGCGGTACTTATGCCAGAATTGCGGATATGAACGCACCGAATCGTTAGAGAATTTCGTGTGCCGGAGATACAGCCCGCAGGCTTGGAAATTCCTCAAAAAACTAATGTAACAAACCTGAGTGTATGATTGAAATATTCAGCGAAGACCGCACTCGTAATTACGGGCGTTATGCCCATTTCAAGGCGGCCAAAGACACGCTCGACAGGCTGCGGGTAAAAGGCGAAATTGCCGGCGAACCGCCTGCCGTACTGGTCATGTGCTACAAAGGCACGGAGTTGCAACGCATCTATACGGCAACGTTCAACGGCCGTTGGCGTGTGCCTAAAGAAGCGAAAACACCCGATGCTGGAGAAAAATTGCGGGCAAAAGGAGTACCGCAAAAACAATCTAAAAAGCCTCGGCGCATCCGTGCGAAAGAAGCGCAAAGGCGTGCTGACAAGTGTTTCCATGCCGGTCAGCCCGATTGGCTCGTAAAGCCGCTGCCGATATTCATGTGAGTTCGGCAATCCAATCATGCACTAAAATCAAATGACAATGATAGAATTATATAATAATGCCGGAACCGAGAGTTACGGCAGTTTCGACAAATTGAAAAGTGCCGGAGGTGTGCTTGCAACTCTGGCTTCAAGAGGTGTGAAAAGCGTTACGGTAAGCAGTTTTCGCGGGCGAAGACTCGTGCGGGTATATCGTGTGCTCACGGGCGAGAGTTGCCGTATCATCAAAATGCCGATACTGCCACCGTCGCCGACACCGGCGGCATAGCATAGTGTGAAATATATCGGTGCAGGCACGGGCGGAGAACTCGTGCCTTTTTTATGCCCGATTGTAGTCAAACCGTAATAATCAAAGCCATGAAGAAGATAATCGCCTTTGCCCGCAAACGGCAGGATGCCATTCTGAACACGGTATTTGTCGCAGGCTTGCTCTTGCTCGTCTGGGTCGGAATCCGTGTGCTGACGGCTCCGTGTGCTCCTTGTTTCGGATTCTGAAACTATGAACAGCCCCCGAAAGGCAGTGTAGCCTGAACGTGTGCCGAAAATATGCCCGAATAGTAACAGGGAGAGAGTGTTCCATTCAACATTGCACTTGCCGCATCAATCGGTGAGTGCAGTTTTTTTACCCATCTCTAAAGCCTAAATATATGTTATTCTACAAATTCCGCAATTTCGAGGAGTTCAACGAACTTTTCGGAATACAGCATCACGGCAATGGGGAGAAAAGCCGTAAAAATAAAATTCTGCTCTCCTATATCAAAGACCGCAAGTTGCTCCATGACGCCATCACGTCCGGCGACTTTCATCTGCTCCATATTTCGAGTATGGCAGAGTTGAAGCAAACCATGATTGCCGAAATCCTACGTTCCGGCATCCGTGACGATAATCTGCCGTACAAGGTCGAGATTCTGAAAAACATCTATCGGAGTGCCAATTACTACACGGATGACTACAAAGGTGTCTGCGAGGACGGAGACTATCGTGCCATCCGCTATGTCAATGCCGAAAACGGGCGTGTGTTCAAGATGAAAATCGGCAAGCTCTACCGCAAGCTCATTCTCGAAACGGCATTTGGCAGGACATTGCCGGAGCAGGTAATAACGTATCTGTGCGAGGAAATCGCTCAAGAGTGGCAGACATTTACAATGGGATGCCTGCCGCAAAACCGCCTGCACGTTAATTCTGACTTCCAAAGGATATATGATTCGGATGAATGTGTCGGCGACTTCCATAGTTGCATGGTCGATAAGGGATTCCATACGTTCTATGAAAATGCAGTGAATGCCAGTGCCGCCTATCTTGAAAACGAGGACGGAAAAATCATTGCTCGTTGTATCATCTATAACGAAGTCCGTGACCAGCATGATAAAGTCTGGCGTCTGGCCGAACGTCAATATTCTACGGAGTGCAATGATATTCTCAAACGGGCATTGGTAGATGCCCTTATTCGTGACGGTCATATAGACGGGTACAAAAAAATCGGTGCAGGCTGTGGCGATTCACAGGCTTTTGTGGACAATGAAGGCAATTCGCTCAGTCATCTTAAACTCTCCATTGCCTGCGATTTGGACTATGGAGATACGCTCTCGTATCAGGATAGCTTCAAAAACTATGATGAATACGAAAGAATTGCCACCAACTTCGGTGAGGGCGACATTGAACTGGATACCACGAATGGGGAAATCGAGGATGATGAGAGGGAATATGACAATTACCATGACCGTTGTTGCAACGAGGTAAGAACCGTCTATTGGCATGGACGTGAATATACTTGCGATGTGGAAGATTTGGAAGACTTCCGATTTGTGGAAAGCGACGGCGAATATCATCACGAGGATGATGTGTACTGTTGTGAATATTGTGGAGATTACGAGCTGGCGGACAACTGCTATTATTCGGAGCTTACCGAAGAATCCTACTGCTGTGAGGACTGCATGAGTAATGCAGAGCAGAAATACAAAGAGAGCAATTGGTACTATTCCGATTACGACGGGGAGTATTACGAGGATGACGACGATGTTGTCAAATACATGTGCTGGCGGTCTGCCCTGAATCGCTATGAGCAGCGTACAATCAGCACCGAATCACTCGAAGAACTGGTGGGTGACGGCGATTGTCATGTTTTTGAAGGTACGGCCTACGATGAAATCGATGAAAATACAGGGTTGCCTTACGGTATGCGCCTCGTTGCGGCGACAATGCCCGAAGCAGCTTAATCAATTATTTATAATTCAACAAGAAAATGAAATTACTGAAACGACTTTACGAAATACATTCCCCAAGCAGGAACGAGAACCGGATACGGACATTTATCAAACAGTACGTATCTAAAAACATTCCCGATGCAGTCATTGAACAAGATGCCATCGGGAATTTATATATTACCCGTGGCATCGTAGAAAACTATCCCTGCATCGTGGCCCATCTTGACCAAGTACAAAAGATACACAGCAGGGATTTCCGTGCGATTGAAACACGCGACATCATTTTCGGATACTCGCCCTCGAAACGTCAGTGGGAAGGATTAGGTGCCGACGACAAGAATGGGATTTGGATTGCCCTACAATGCCTTGCGAGATATGACGTCATAAAAATCGCATTTTTCGTGGGCGAAGAGATTGGATGCGTGGGAAGCAATGCGGCAAACATGACATTCTTTGAGAATTGTCGTTTTGTAATACAGCCCGACCGCCGTGGATATAACGATATTATCACACAAATATCATGGGAAAAGATTTGCAGTGAGGAGTTCTTGCATGACGTAGAGCCAGAGCGGTTTGGTTACCGTCCACAAGCAGGGATGATGACGGATGTGGAAGCCCTGCGGGGAAATGGTCTTTCGGTCAGTTGCATCAACCTCAGTTGCGGATACTATGAACCTCATACGGACAATGAGTTTACAGTCAAAGAAGATTTGATGAATTGCCTGTATTTCGTGCGGCACATCATCGAAACCTGCACGAAGGTATATGCCTATGAATCGACTGAGGGTTATCATGGGCACAGTCCTTATTGGGATACCGATGATTACAATGGGACGGAAGATATGATGTTCGACATCATGATGGCCAACCCCGATTATACACCGGAAGACGCTTGGGAAGTCTATTGCATGAATTTTCCGGAACTGACAGAAACCGAATTCTTGGAAATGTACGAGGAGCGTATGTTGGCTTACGGCATTGAAATGCCCAAAGTATCAGCATCATCCGAACGGAAAGGTTCTGACAAATCCTCCGTGAAAAAGAAAAGCAAACGGGGGAAACGCAAGATAGGATTCTTCGCAAAATCTGAAAAAAGAACATGCGACTAAAAACCGGGCATCAGAAACGGGGCTAATCTTATATGGATACCGCTTTATGCCGAAATTATTCACGGAATAAAATAAAACATCATGAAAGAGATAAAAATACGATTTCACCATGACGACAAGGGCTACTGTCGGGAATATTGGGAAGTCTTTTCCGACGACAGCAACAAACCGACTCGCTTCTTGATACGGGACACGTCCGGTCCGGGCGGAACATGGTATATTGCCAGCGAGGAGTTTTACGAACCGGGGAGCAGCCTTGATGAAGATATTACACTCATTGTGTGCAATCATGCGTGGGAAGAACACATGCGTATCGCCAATGACCGCAATCGGTTCCCCGTTGAATTTCCGACCGTGGAAACCGCTTGTCGTGAAGCATGGCGCAAGTTTTCCGGCAAACCGGCTCGCTGCCTTGATACTCCTGACTTTTGGAGTTGGATTGGCCAATATGCCCCTAAGGACTTGCCGGTATGGGAACGGCATAATTGGCAGAATAATTCCCGCGAGGTTGTGAAGCGGGAAACTCTTGCAAGTTTCGATTTCTGCGGGGACACGCTATCCATAATTCGTGTTACGGAACGCCACACCGAATGCAACCTTACGTGGTATAAATACTTCGCAGGCAGCACGGCCGAGGATAAGTACGACAATATCGCTCTGTTCTATGGCTATGAGGTAGAAGTAGCCCATAAGATCCACGAAGTACAAGGCACTATAATCAGCCGCGCCCTGCTCGAAGAGTACGGGTATAACGGTAATCTGCCTACCGATGAGCAAATTCAGGCAATAGCCGATGAATTGCTTGAATACTGGGCCGTAAGCGGAGGCTTTAAGGATGCGCTTGGTAGCACTATGTCGAATATGTTCGGGATCGAAGTCAACGAATAAGTCTATGGAGTTTCAGAAACTTACTACTCACCAGCGCGGAGTAATCCAGCGCGGAATATGCGGCGGTGCGGCGCTGAAAGACAAATTACCGCTTATCTCAGAAAACAACACTGTCATAACCTGTGCCCATGAACTAAATGTCTGGGACATCTGCTGCATCAGTTCCGATGCCGAGGCTTTCGGTCTAAAAGCGAAATTCGGTTATGACGGTCAAACCATAATCACTTTTACACATAAGAAATAAATGGCAGAAATCATAAAAACAAACGGGATGCGCCAATCGGTGCAACCTGCCAATGGGTCCGACTTTACGCTGGAAGAAATGCAGGCAATAGTCGGCGGAGACATCGAACTTGTATTTCTGAACGAAACGGAAATCATGGTCGTGAACGAAGAGGGGAAAATAAACGACCTCGCATACAATCCTGCGGCAACCCGCATTTTCAAAGAAAACCACCCGAGTGTATCGGACTACATTGTCGGGGATGTGCTCGTGTGTGATAACAAACAAATCAAATAACTATGTCAGGTGCAGATAAAAAATACAGATGTGAATGCTGCGGAGAACCTATTACCCGTGAGGAATACATCAGTCAGGGATTATTTAATGCGTTTTGCAAAACCTGCAAAAAATTAAGCCCGAAAAAACGCAATGAGAGAGCATATCGGCTGTGGCAGTCCGAACATAAAGACAAAAATTAACTTTCTAACAATATGATTAACTTGTAAATGGCAGATAAGATATTGCAAATGTTTTTTAACATCGAACGATGGACGAAAGCAATCGAGAAAGGTGTGGGCAAAGACATCCGGAAAGACCAGCTCATCCGGCTGGCCGATGAACACACGCGCCTGCAAATTGCCAATGCCATGCGGAAAGGAAACTTTGAAATCTCACCTCCGCATACGGCGCAGATACCCAAAGACAACGGCGAGTTCCGCACGGTGTACGTGAACGAGCCGATGGACCGTGTGATACTCAGTATCGCCAACGACCTTTTGTTCGACCTGATGCCTGAAATGCTCCACGAAACCTGCAAGTCCTACCAGACAGGAATAGGCTGCGGCCGAGTGGTTATCGAGGTCAGCCATCAGATCGTGAACGCCGCAAAGAACGGAGTTCTGGGCTGGAAATCCGACCTTTCCAAATATTTCGACAGCGTGCCGATTCAATTCGTCGATGAGGCATTCGATAAGGTTGAGGCCAAACACGGTCATTCCGTTTTAATCGACGTACTGCGGAAATATTATCATTCGGACCTGTATTTCGATGAGGAAAACAGGCTCCGAAGTCAATACCAGTCCCTCAAGCAGGGCTGCGCCGTGGCGAGCTGGCTGGCCGATGTACTCCTGTATGGCCTCGACGAGGAATTGTCGGAACTGAACGGCTACTATGTCCGCTATTCGGACGACATGCTCTTTGTCGGTGCCGACTATGAAAAAGCAATGGAACTGCTCCAAAAGCGACTTGCCGAGAAGTCCATGAAACTCAATCCGAAAAAGGTGGAGTACCTGACAGCGGACAACTGGTTCAAATTTCTCGGGTATAGCATCAAAGGCAAGATGATTTCGCTCTCGTCCAGCCGTATCAAAACCTTCCAGAAAGAGATTGAACAGCGAACGATTCGTTGTCGGGATACGACGCTGACGAAAGCCGTCCATGCCGTGAACCGTTACCTGTACAAGGGCAACGGCGAGTTCAGTTGGGCGACACAGATTCTTCCTGTATGCAATGTGCGGAAAGACCTTGACGAACTGAATATGTTTGTCATGGATTGTCTGCGGGCAGTTGCAACCGGCAAACGCAAGATCGGAGGTCTGGGATATGTCAGAAACAAGTCTGACGGATGTATCGTCCGGGGACGGGGACGTAATGTGAAAGCGAACCGCTCCAAAACCGGAGGCAACATCCCCGGCTATCTGACGATTGGTTGCATGAGGAATGCACTGCTGACAAGTCGGGCTGTGTACAACACGCTGGTAGCATCATTATAGGATACACCGAGCACACGGTAAATGGATGAAGAGGCAAAATTCAATGTTACAGGATGGCAGACCAGAACGCATAGATCTTCGCCGGTCTAACAACCGGCGAGGATCGGTGAGTTCTGGTTTCTCCTGTAATATATCGAAGTCATAAAGAAATGTGTCGCCTGCCTGACATCCGATGGGCTGAAACACATCAGCAGAAGTTCGAGGAATGAGTTTGAGATTCCCGCGTGTGTAGCCCAGCTCTATCGAGAGTCTTGAAGGTGATCGGACCATCACCTTCAGACTCCTCAAGAGCTGGGCTCTCGCGGGCGACATCAAGCAAGTAAAGATATGTGTCGTCATTATGAGAACTTCTTCTTTAGCACGAAAGCACAGTGATTCAAGGAATATGATTCAATATGCCGAGTTTCGATACAGCCCGTCCGGCGCCGTCGTATCCCTAACGTCATACGACGGCGACCATCCGGCTTCCGAAACTGGCGTACATCAAAGCAATAAAGCAATGTGCCGATATTCTGAGAATCATGAGAAGCTGAGTACACAGCTACAAAAGTCAAGGTCGGAATTTCAGCTATGCAGCTCTTGAACTTGCGGCCACATACCTCCTCATCTCCGAGCGGAGATGAGGACATATCAGGCCAGCAGAACAGAGCAGCGCACATCAGGAAAGTAAAGGAATGTACCGTCCGAATGAGATTTTTTTTCAGCACGGAAAACTGCGGTTCAGGGGACAAGAATCAGCGTGCCGCAAGCAATGAAGTCCCGGCAATGACGTCGTTATTCACTATCAGGAACACGACGTCGCTGCCCGGACTTCAAATCGCGGCGCACATCGACCTATTAGAGCAACGTGCCACAATCCTAAGAACCGCAAAAACTTAGCACGAAATGAAAAGTCAAGGTCAGGAGTTTAATGGTGCAGCTAATAACATCAAGGACCGTAGTCCAAGGCATCTGATTAGATGCCTGTGGACAAGGTCCGTAGCTGAATAGCTGCTCATATCGAACTGATAAAGCAATGTGCCGGCCTGATTGAGACTTACGGGCAACGCAGCCTGATTTTGCACGAGGAATCGAATTTAGCATACAGTATTCTACCTGGATCCTGACCAGGCGATTACCTGGTTCTGGATCCAGGACCTACTGTATTCATCAGAGCTATAAAGCCATGCGTCAGCGATTCGAGTGCATAAAAGGACAAACAATTTAACCAGATAAAAAATGAACGTAAAAGACATTGAAATCGGAAACTGGTATCATATCTCGGGAGATATAGATAACGGGACCAAGGACGGGAAGCCTTACACCTCCCATGACGAAGTTACACGGAGAATCAAGCGGGTAACGGACACCCACATCATTTGTGAGTGCGACAGGAAATTCCTGATTAACGCCAACCTGAAGCTGAGCATTCCCGCCTTCAGGAGAACGGACATGGCCAATTCGTAGGAGCTATGGACAATATCTATCAAGAAACAGTCCGTGCCGTAGAAAACGGGGCGCGTTTCAAGGTTGACTTCCAAACGCGAAGCCTCAAAGTAAACGGCAAGTACGTCATTCGGGACGGCTCGTATGAAGGCGTTCTCGGAGTGTCGCATTGCAGTGAAGAGGAGTTCTTCTCGAAAGTGGAAGAGCTGTACCGTCGGTACAAGCACTCGATTCCGTCGGAACGCAGCGAGAGTACATCGCGCCGCTATTTCATGGCATTGCCGGAAAGAGAACTAAGTGATGATGACATGCTCTATGGAGAGCGGCGCGACAAATCACAAATCGAGCTGGAACTATTCATCCTCTGCCAACTGCTCGGCGGCTTCAAATGGAATCCCGAGAAGTTCGGCCGGTGGTTCTGGCAGAGCCAAGAAGACAAGGAACTGGTAATACTCAGACAATGGGTAGAGCCGAATAATAATCAATCAACTATTTTATCATGAGGAAAAAACAAGAGACGAATGTTACGTGCCCGACATGTGGGACGGAACTTGCCATCGCAGGCAAAAAAGTTACCATCGCAGAAAACCCTGCGGCATCAATCAAACAAGCACAGCTGCCCAAAACGGCACACGAACGTATTGAAGCACTCCGCAGTGTCGGCGTGGACGTGAGCTGCCTGTTTGCCATGCAGGGAGCCAACGGCGGCGATTATGTCGCCTCGAACAAGAACGGCAAGCTGTCGATTCTGGACGACAACGACCCGATTTTCGATTACATCCTCGAAAAGGGAACCGTACCCAACCGCCGTCTGTTCCGCCGCTTCGTCATGGCGCAGATGTTCCACATGCTCTCCTACAAGGACTACGGTGCTTGGAGTCCGGTCGGCGTGACCGAGATGATCCACCGTTTTGGTTTTGAATACCAGTGGAAAATGCTGCTCGACGAACTGCGTGCACAGATGAAGATGGAGCGCAACGACCCCGAGAACTTTGCGGACAGGAACCGCTGGTTCAACGTCAAGGTCGCTACGGCTCTGGCGGAAGATTACATCGAACAACTGAAAACGCATGTCGATGGCCTGCCGGTCAAGAAATGCAAGGGCATTCCTTACAAGCGTCTCGGCGGCCACAACATTTTCGTGCAGGACCTGCACTCCAAACTCTACAGCCCGCTGCGTCTTGCAGCGTACCATATCGGAGCGGCTAAAAATGCCACCCAGCTCTACAATGCCGTGAAGAAGTTCAACGACAAGCGGTTCAAGATGAAGCACGCCACACCTCAAAGCAAGGCGTGGATAGATGCCTACAAGGGCACCGGCGCATTCTACACGATGCAAAACCTCATCCGCTTTCACAACTGTACGGCCATCGACGACAACGGGCGACGGCTGGACAAATACCAGTCGCTCGCATTCCTCTCGGCCAAGGCCGAAGAGTATAAGAACGGCAATGGTTGGCGCCTGCTTGCCGCACTGAAAAAGATGCTCGACGACAACGGTATTGACATCAAAAAGAAGATGGCCCAGTGGCGTAGGAAGTAAGCCGTCATCGTCTGGCAGGCTTGATGTGATGGACCGAAAACTTTCAGTTCGTCTTCCTTGACAGGATCCTGAGGCGCTGGCTACACGCCGTGCCTCAGGATCCTTCCGGAAGACCATACATCGAACAGATAAAGCCATGCCCCATATCGGTAATCGCATCATTTTTTTCATACAATCAAAAAACAATCGAAATGGAAGAAAAAGAGATATCAGAAGTGCTGCTCGATATAGCAGATGACCTCAAACGCAAAGGCGATCAGCCGTGTGACCTTACCAACGACTGCGGTGAACCGACCGTGTTCGATGCCCGGAGCGAACTCTATATCCAATACATCACACTCGATAAGGGTGGTAATCCCTGCGCATTGATCCCGCTGGGATATTTGGAGGACGAGACGATCCGCGAAATTGCAAAGATGGTACACCAATGAACCGTTTGTTCAATCCTGCCACCGAATGCACCGATCCCGACCAACTGCAATTCTGCTTGAAAATATCGGATACGGTATTCTGGTATTGCGAGCCGAATACCTGCCACCGTGATTTGCTACCGTGTGCTGAAACGGAATCCAATCGGATTTATCAGCGGTATCTCGGATACCCGACAGAGTTTCTGCATGATGCGCACAATGTGCCCGAGGTCCGAAAATTCGCAACGGACAATATGCTTTGGCGGGAAGGCGAAATCGACGTGACGGATTTCAGCCGGTCGGAGCAAGAAGAATTACTGAAAGATTACGGTTACAAGTGGGATGATTTCTCCGCAGACATCGACCGTAACCAGATCATTTGTGAGAACCATTTCGAGCAATACCTGCTCGACTATCGAAACGACATTTGAATGAACAATCAAAATCATTATACGAAAACTAAAATAGTTCAGAATCATGCACGAAGCAGAGCAATATTTACGCAATCCGGAAACCCCGGATTCTTTGTATGTTCAGTATAAAGGACGCAGACGACGTTTGTTCTACAACCGAGACAACAGTATTTTCGGTATCATCGGTATCGGAAAACGAAGGCGTGGTTTCGGATTCAGCGATTGGGACGGAATCGAAAAGATTTTCAACCCGGCTCCACCTAAAGAGCCGTCAGAAATCAACCGCCACCTGATTCGCAAATTTCAACGGGAAGCTACCAAGGCGGGATTTACAAGTCCCTTTATCCGCAAAATCCAGAATGCCGATTACAACAAAAGCCTTTATGAAAACGGAATTACCACCGGAACACGTATCGACGGGCAAATCATTACACTTGAAGCTGTACGGAAATGGTGCGGTGAAGGAACTTACCGGTGTTTCTGCGAAGCCGTCAGAAATCGCACGTCATATCATTCGGGACGGTTCAACTTTCGCGGCTATGACGGATCACTTTGGGTGGAAATCTACGACAAAGACGATGGATACCACAAGAACGGAGACCTGAATGCCGGCTTCTCAAAAGAGTTCAGGAATTGCGGAAACGGTTATTACTATCTATTAGTAAACGAGCAAACCTTCATTGGATGTGATATAGATTGACAATTATAAATAGTAGCATTATGGACACCAATCATACAAAAACCTGTACCGACGGATTCGTGTGGCTTCTTATTACTCCTGAACAAGCCCGTAAACTTTGGGAAATTGATGTCTTCACACTATATCGCCTTTATGACGATGACTCAGAAGCCGAAATCGAATCCGATAAAGATTTGGAAGAAACCATAGAACGTGGATACCAAATCGGTATTGAGGTTGGATTCATCGCCCAATTATCCGACGCAACAAAATGATGGCGATGAAGCAGAAAACAATCCGAAAACTCAAAAAAGGAGAACTTTTCCGTCTCTCAGACCGCGAAACTGCTCCAGTCTGGGTGCGTGGAGAATATATACCTGAAGCGAGAAAATACAGCACCTACCGATATGATGACACCAATCATGAGAAATTATTCTCCGGCGACAAAAAGGTATATGCTGAGTTTATATTCTGATACAAAGTAAATTAACTAATAATATACACAATATGAGCACACGTTTACACACAGGGAAAGTCTATCAGATAGAGTACATCCCTTGCGGTCAAGGGATGTTCGGAAGTGACGGACAAAAAGCCCTATATAACATCCTGTCGATGTTCGATATCAACAACACGGCATCGGATGAATTTGCGGAAGACTACGAAGTTTCCCGCGAAGAATTGAAACGTCTTCGGACAATTATCACGGAAGATGGAACTGAGTATCAGAATTGTGAAGAAGGTTTCAAGGAGGCTTTGGACAATGCATAAATGACTAAAGCGAATTTTATCGATGTCCTCGACCACTTGATTGACAAGAGCGATCAACGTAACCCATTCGTCCTTATTTCATGGATGCACGCATAAAATTAGGAGGGGAAATATGAAACGTACAAATGAAAACATCGTCTCCAGCTTCTTCTACTACATGTGGAACCGCTGGAGCAAAGCCGAATGCGAAACCGTATTTGGAAACATGGCCGGCCATTTCTGGGCAAAATGGTGCGGTCTGAGCAGCGCCACGTTGTCGGGTGCGGCCGAACGCTTCTATGCCGAACTGGGCAACAACGCCCGCGACAAAATCGTGGAACGGGCGTGCGAACTCTATGACGGGCAGAGGTTCGTTACCGAAAGGAAGGAGGAAGATGAAAGCCAAATCAACGTATGCGAATGTTGCGGTTCCCGTGACATTCAGATACGGGCATGGGTCGATGGTAACACGAATGAACACATTTCGGACATTGATGATTCCAGCGACGATTTTTGGTGCGATTCGTGTGAAGAGGCTCACTATTTCGTCTCATTGAAAAAGTATAAAGAGCGAATGTACCAGTGGTGGAAACACCTTGATCTGGAAGAAAACAAACGGCTGTCCGGCGATGCCGGGGACCTCGACGCCTGGTGGAACTCCTTGTCTTTCGACCAGCAGCGAGAGATGTACAAGAAAAACTATTGGGACGAAGAGTAAGAAGAACCAAAATGATGAAAGAATTGCATACTCTCGACCACTCTGTCGCCATTACCGATGACGAAGAGGAAATCGTTGAGGTTTGGACGACACCCCAAACCAATCCGAAGACTTTCCGAAAAAAGGGTAAAAAGCCTGATGATTTCCGGTCTTTCGCAATCGGAAGCCGAACACATCGCCGCCGCCGAACCGATGAAACTGGAACTCTTCTATGATGTGCAGCTTGGCAGCTTTGCCATTGACGCAGAAGCTGTCGGCAACACACCGTTATATCACCCTTATACGGGCAATGAAATACCCGACGACACGACATAGTAAACACAATTTATTCACCCGAGGCGGAGAGCGAAAGTTCTCCGCCTTTTTAATTTTTCAGACATGAAATACAAGAAAGCAACTCTCAAAAAACGGCTGGAGCGTCTTGAAGAAAGTCGCAGCAAAGAAAACGCCCGACTTACACGGGTCGCCAACAACATCGGTTGGGGTGCCGGAATGCGCCGCACCAAATGTACCCCCTCGTTCGCAAAACTGAACAGCATCGACGAGAAAATCCGCAATGTAAAACGCCTCCTGACAGAATGTGAAGATTAAGATTATGGCAAAAGGATACAACGCCCCGGCAGAAGTCCGGGAACTGGAGAAACAAATCAACGACTTCACGTATCGGAACGGACTGGACGTGAGAACCGTCTTTCAGGACCTGCTGCGCTACATCGTACACGGGTTCTCGCTCCCCGACACGCCTCCGCTCACTGACTGGAGGTACAATAAAGAGCAGACCAAAGTATTCTACGACATGTTCGCCACATGGATACAAATCATGTCGCAGCAGATCGAACGGCACGGCTGGTACGATGCTTTCGGCGATCTGTTCATGGCACTGACCTCCCAAAGCGGTCAGCAACAGAAAGGCCAGTTCTTCACACCCATGCACATCACCGACCTTATGTCGAAGATAACTATGGGCAAGCAAGAATCGCCGTCCAAAATCATTTCTGTGTGCGACCCTACGGCAGGCAGTGGCCGGACGCTGTTGGCGGCCAAGGCCGACCGACCGCAAAGCTATCTGGTTGCCTGGGACATCGACTACACCTGCTGCCTGATGTGCGTATGCAACTTTTTGATAAATGGCTGTGTGGGCGAAGTGGTCTGCATCGACTCACTCCGGATGAATAACTTCCGGGGAGCATGGATCGTCAATGAAGCCCTATGTAGAACGGGACTTCCCACGGTCCGCAAACTCAACGAAAAAAAGTACAACCTATTCAAGCAGGCCGACATTCCGCCTTACGTCTTCTTCATCAACCAGAAAGACTACGACGACTATTTCCGGATGCGGGAAACGTGGGCGAAAGTCATGTCCCTTTTTCAGGAACCCCCGACCACCAAAACAGGCACATGATGCCGTATCATAAACGTAAATCCTATCTGCCTATGTCAGTCAAAGGTCAAATTACCACCGCCGAGCCGCTGGAATTCAAGGATTTCATCCGCCTGCTTTCCAGCCTTCACGAAGACGGCAACTACCTCTGGGAACTCTACTGCTGCATCTCTTTCTGTACCGCCTGCCGTGTGTCAGATGTTCTTTCCATGACATGGAAAGACGTACTCGAAAGAGATGCACTCTACAAAATCGAACAGAAAACCGGCAAGACGCGCCAGATTCCGTTCAACGAAAACGTACAGCGGCGAATCACGTCGCTATATAAACTGCTCGGCTCACCGGATAAACGGTTGCCGGTCATCTGCAACCCTAAAACGAAGAAACCCTATACTTCACAGTACATCAACGACACCCTGAAATATCTGCGGGTGAAATATCGGCTGCCGATCAAACGATTCTCCAGCCACACTTTCCGCAAGACTTTCGGCCGTTACGTTTACGAATCGATGGGGCGCACAACCGAGGCCCTGATCCTGCTGTCGATGATTCTCAAACACTCGTCGCCACAGGTGACAATGGTCTATCTGGGAATCCGACAGGAAGAGATTGCCGGAGTTTACGGAACAATCCAACTCAATTATTGATACATCATTCGCCATAATGATAACCGGAGCTGTCCTGACGTGAGTCCCGGCAGCTCCACCTTTTTTGAAAAATCAAGAGACGGGTAACGCCGGTCTCTTTAACATATCAACTAATCTTTATAAAACCTCTTCTTTATGGATAACATAAGCAATATCATGGCCGCCATTGTGGCCATTCTGAAAAACAATGGTCTGACGGAACTCTCGTTGGGCGATTATGCAGAACAGGAGGATCCGACCTTCATTATTTGGTTCGATAACGACGGAACTCCCTACGACGACCCGGCCATCAAAGTCATCGTGGAGAACTCCGAAATATCGGTCGAACTGGAGGCCCGGGATTTCTCCAACAACGTAACTCTTCAGGCTTACGAGATTGACCGTCTGGAATGGTGGCAAGGTATCCATGCCGGTGTGTTGGGGATTCTCGAAACGGATGGCAAACGCCGTTGTCCGGCCTGCGGAAAACCGCTTCGTGCCCGCCAGAAATACTGCTCCGAGACCTGCCGGAAATTTGCAATGCCCCAGCCGACACCGCAGGAAATCGCCGAACTGGCAAACAAACGCATTCAGAAACTCATCGTCCGAATCGCACGAGGCAACCGGAAACTCAAACGATCATTAACCGAAGAATACTTCATTAAACTTTGACGATTATGGACTTACACCAGTATTACAAAGAGAACAAAGACGAAATCAATTCGTCCATCATGGAAATTGCCAGCGACCTGGCTGTTGCCAGGTTGGTTGACAAACACAAACTGCCTTTCGATGCCTTTGTCGAGCCGGAGGACCCGGACGATCCGGACAGTGGAACCTGCTATAAAGAAGAGTATCAGGACGAATACAATCGGTTCTACGACGAGGAATACAACCGCCTTGCCCAACTGATGAAATTCGACATCACGTCTCCCGATGGCATCGCCGGGAACGACAACGATTCTCGGGCAACCGAAGTCAAGACGGTTTACGTTACGGTTCGCTACGACATCGAGAACCGAAACGGCAGCGAGGTATCCGAGGAGGATATCGACGACATCCTCGACCAGTTCCACCGAGACACGAAAATCGTGGGCGACATCATCGTGAACACAGAAATCTGCGGCCGCAATGATGAAGGTGGTTTTTAGAAAATGGAAGAACGGCGACATCATCGCACTCTTCCCCGACGAACCGTGGAGTCAGAGTAGCTATATGACTACCTCCTACATGCACATCGGTCAACACGGAGCCGCAGACTATGCCGATGTAATCGCGGATACGTCTCCCGCGCAAGAAAACGAATACAAAGATTTGCTCAATGAACTGAAAGCCATCGGTTATACCGATCTGCGCGTCGTTCAGCGAGCATGATCCAAATTCACTAACAAAAACATATAATGGAAAATAAGACTTACGAAATCGAAATAGACGGACGAATCATTCCCGTCACAACAAAAGAAGTGTTGGACTTCTACCCGAAAGATTATCATCTTACCGAAGACGACATCCGGCAATATGCCGCCATGTACACTGCCCGAATCAAATGTTACAGAGAGTATGACGGCCTACTCGATGCCGCTTACGTTCGCAGGCTTTTAGACGAAGAACGCCTGATGAAAAACGGAGAGTCGGACGGCTTCCGCCTACAACTTAATTTCAGATGGTATGTAGAACTCCGCAAAGAAGACGGGCCACGAGTTGCCCCGTTCAAATATGCCATAGAGGCTTACTGCCTGGACAACATCCAATCTTTCTCACGCCGGTATGTCAGCATGGAAAAGGCACTGCTACATTGCCTGAACGGATTCAACGAAAACGCAGCCATACCGAACCGCTACGAATCCATCCAAGATTACTTATCCAAACACCCTGAACAATGATAAAAGCAACAATCATCTTCGGTGGTGATGCCATCAGATACTATAACGAAACCGGCCAAATCCCGTCAGCCGAATGGTTGATGGATAACGGCGGTGCAGTTCAGAACATTGAATTCCCCACAAAAGCGGAGTACAACGCCTACGTGCAAGGCGTATCGGATGCCCACTTGTGGGGCGATTATCACATCCTCCCGAAAACTGCCGAAACGCCCCAACCAGAAAGTACGCTTTGGATGCGATTGGGCATAACCGTACACGGGACCAAAGACGACATCGAGAAAATCATTCAAGGAGACCATACGGCCTTAAATCGGCTTCTCGGAAAGAAGAGCTTCGACATTGATGGCGAGACATACATCCCGTCATCCGTGATTGAAGAATACAACAAAGAAAATCAAACCGACTTCGACGAAGAGGATATTGATTTTCCAACTACTTACATATCACAATAAATTATGACACCGCAAGAACAAGAACGGAAATTATCGCAGAATATCATAGATTCTCTATGCCACATATCCGAACGCCCTGACGGGTGGTTACCTCACATCGTATTCGTGGAAGAAGAAGGAGAAGACGGCTATCCCTGCTATGTCAGGTATAACTTGATCGACTATCACGCGGACGGTACTTGTACGCTCCAGCGCCCGAATACGGAGGTCCAGGAAACAGACCGTGAACTTTGTGAGATCAATATAGATTGGCTTATAACCGTCTGGAACTGGTACGTCGAGTTAAGCATCGAGCAGAAAACATGGAAGGACCATGCGGTAGAGGTCCTCCTGCAAAATAGCAACGCCGACGAAAGCGTGATTCGGGAATTTGTAGAGGAACACTGGCAGAATCTGCTGCTGGACAAAGACAACAGCAAGGCATTTGAGAATTGGCTGCATCAGGATGAATCAAAGCCACGTTATTATGCTTTCATCTGGAATTGCTGCCATCTGGATCGCAATATTTCCAATGCGCAACTGCTCGAAGCCTGGCGAAACGGTCCTTCTCGCAGCACCACAAACGAAGACGAGGAACCCGAATACGAAGTCGAACGACTGACGCTCGACGAATTAGCCGAGCGCATCAACGATGAACGCTTTAACGATACCGAAGACTATGTCCGATTCATACAAATAATTGATTAACAAAGAAATTGTGGAAACAGATAGAAAAGAATACCTCCAGCGTCCTCTTATCGAGGGCGTTGTTTATGAGATCACAAACAATCTCATACGTGTCAGTAATTCCAATACACTCTTCATAAACCTTGAAAAAAGGGAGCGGATTCAGCTTGCAGAAGTCGAAAAACTTTTCCGAGAATTACGAAAAATCGCAAAGAATAACCCCAGACTCAAGCTGAAAGGAGTTACGAAATTCCTCCCGACCATACGGGAACTATATCCGGAATACTGCAAAAGTGTCTCTCTTATAGAAAAAAACTTCTCGGAAATCAGCGAACTGTTCAGGCAAATCAAAACCGACGGACTTCACATGGGGTGTCGTGATGATGAATTGCTGAATCTGGCCAATACAAAAAGATTCGAGATAGAACGCCAACACTATCAAAATAGCCCATATTCTCGATTTGTGAGATGTTATACGAACCTGAAATCCGCTCTGAAAATGCAGGGATGGAAAGACGAGGGAATCGTTAGCTACACCGTATTGCTGTTACCGTTCTAAATACCGATACCATGTTCATATCGAAATCATTAGCAATGAAACTCCGTCATTCCGCCTCGGTATTATTGCACGATGGAACAGACGAAAACGGCATGCCGAAAGTCGCGGTTCGACAAGTGAAATCCGCTTGGGGTAAATTCGAGCCGACCGGCCGTAATGGCGGTGTCTGTTTTCCTGCGTTAGCGGACGGCGCCACCCAAATCTCCTACGCAAACATTTTAGGCTACCATACCGGGAAAGAAGCCAGCATTCAACCTTTGATACTCAAAGACTACTTCTGGCGGTCGAAAATGTCGTACCATGACTGGCCGGACTTTCTCCGGAACGCGGCAGAACTGCTGCTTGCTTCCCGAACAGATGCCGCCACCCATATCACAGCCTCAAAGCTCACAACCACGAACTATTGGTTCTGCGACAAATGGTACGGACACCGGCTCTCTTTCGTCCGCTTGCGGGACGCAAAGAAAGCCGCACTGACACAAATCGGAGTAAGCGTAACCATATTCTCCCGCAAGACAGGGGACATCGTCTGTTTCGCCCCGGCATCGGGTTATTGCCCGCCTTGATTGTCTTGTGAAAGAACTAAATGCACTCAGAATCCCGAGAAATTTCCGGAAAATTATCATCTACCGTTCCGGGTATATTTCCGTGAATACTATATTCTTTGGCCGAGATAGTGGATTCTGTATCATTTTCATGGTCTTCTTTACGGAACAAAATGGGAATAGCCTCAGATTGATAGGATTCCTGCTCATTGCTAACCGCATATCTTATTTCATACGCCTCATCAAAAGGAGTTATCAAAAAGAGCCGAAGAGATGCTGAATACAAGTACAAAGGATGTCGCACCATTTCGCCAGGTAATATAGGTTTGGTTTCACCTTGCCTTATAGCGATATAATCCCCTTTAGGCTTTATGGTTATATCGGAATGATGCTGGTCTGTATGTACAATTATACGGTAAATCTCAATGGGATAAGACAAATTCTTGACCAATATCTCCATACCCCACATTACATCATGTTTCAATGTAATTTGGATTTTGGGGTATATGGTGTTTCCCGCTTGAATACGTGCCATTTCATATTGGCGTGTAAATGTAGTCGCCATCTGGGACAGACTGTCAATCTGTTTCTGTGTTCCTCTCTGGCTTTTAATCACATAAATAAAGGTCCCTGCGGTTGCCAATGCACCGAGGGCTGTAATACAATTGATAATTATTTCAAAGTTAGACATAAATAGGCTTTAATACTTAAATGCAAAGATATGAATGATTTACGATGCAGCAAAATTTCATTCAATATCATATCAATAAAACCAATCAATCATGAACAAAGACAGACGAAAACAACTCGAAGATGTAAAAGATTCCCTCGACGAAATCATCGCATCATTGAACGACATCAAGGACGAAGAACAGGATGCCTACGACAACATGCCCGAAAGCCTCCAATCATCGGACAACGGCTCCCGTATGACCGACGCCATCGATGCAATCGACGAAGCCATCTCTTCCGTCGAGGAGGCTCAACAGCATATCGATGAAGCTGCCGCATAAAAATAACAGGGCGGCTTGCACCGGTTCCTTCGTCCGGAGCATTATTCTTTATTTACACGAACCATTAAAAAGCAACGTTATGACAATAGAAGAACTGTTAAACAGCTACTTTCAACGCGATGCGAAAGTTTCCGAACAGCTCGACACAATCGAACGTGCCGAGGCCGATATGCAACCCGTGCCGAAATTGACTATTTCAGTACCGAACTATGCGGATGAAGTTATCCGGCCTATCCTGAAAATGGTGGCCGTGGCACTTCCCGAATACGAAATCACGGTGCCGTCCTCAAAACAGTGCAAACTGGTCAACGGACTGTTTCAGATACGGACGGACAAAATCTGCCTCGGCGGCCTCTCGTATCCAACCAAGGACGACCACAAACTCTATTTCGCCCCGCTGTTTCATCGCAAAGCCGGCGAAAGGCAGGAAGTGAAGACCTTGGAGCAATTAGTGAAATTGCTCCGTGCAGAACTCAACAAACGGGGATTGCTGATCCTTCCGAAACATCTTTAATCCAATAGCGCCATGACAGAACAAGAGTTAAAACGACAGACCGAACGGGAAATCCGGTGGCGGATAGGCTTCCGGCTCCTTCCGTGGATGCTCCTGATACTTATCATCTGTATCGGACTGCTGAAAGACTGTATCCGCTCACGAGACCCGATAGACGACAGCATCAACCGTTCGCAGGAAGTCGTCCGTCATCTCGAAGTATGCGACACCACCCGAAACGGATTCCGTGTAGTGTACGTTACCAATGATGCTGTCACGGTTCAGCGGCTGAACGAAATCCGACTTCGCCAGCCGTTGAATCGCGCATTCTGCAAACTGAAAGACAGCGCGGCTTTTTACTTCGGCGGAAGTCTGCTCCAAACCGACATCTACGACTTTGCCGCATACGCCCGTCAGTTCGATGTGGACGATGACGTGCGAATGCAGAACATCTTCATTTTCGGTCCCGAGAAGCAGAAATTATACGTTGGAGAGAACCCTCGGATAAAAAATTCCGCTACATGGATCAATCCTGCCACCGAACAAGGGGTACAATATATCAATGCAGATGATATTTATTTCCGTGTGGGCAAAGGCGAAAGAGTCTATCGGTATTGGAAATGTCACGGAAACCACTCAACGTCCACTACTGACGAACGTTTCAGTCATTTTTCCGAAGACGAAAGACTATGGTAACAGGCTCCGTTTTTCTCTGTAAATAGCCCGTTTATCGGTCAAAAAATAGTCGTAAATTTATTTGCTTACTCCGAAATGAAAATATAAATTTGCGATATGATTTTCAATAATAATGACTGATTTACATTTTGTTAATTGACCGTACAACCAGATTGGAATAATATGAGAACGGAGTATGATATCAGAGCGAACGCAATTAAAATTTGCGACCTCGGAAAGAACCGGCGAGATCATCGGATTCGTGTCGCGCCATTCGAAGACAAAGCAACTGCGAGGAGTACGTGAGGATTCACCTTACAAGAAGAAAATTTGTGTATTGTCTGAAGACCTGAAAGGCAAAGTCCAGCCGAACATATTGTATTCGGTCGAACTCAAAGCAATGCACTCACGCAACGGTTTTGTCGTAGTAGCGGCTACACCGCTTCTTTTCAAGGCCACGATTAACACACTGGTGATACCGGGTGAAACTTATCGGGTAACCGTCAACTTTGGAAACAAAACCGTTTACTTCGATCCGCTGAGAGGTAATTCATACTCCAGCAAGACAGTATCGGGAGTTGTCTCCCTGTTACAACGCCGCACCGACATCGAAAACTTGGAAAGCGTAATCAACAGCTTCAAATCCGCTGCCGCAAGACTTCTGCGGAGAATGGCCGACGACGGATTCAGCACACCGGCCATTCCCGGTTTGTAATGCGCCCGGAACGTGGAATAGCCACCGACGGGGCACATTCTATGAAAAGAGGAGTTACCCGGTACAGAGCCGTTGATTTGGGCACCGGCGAACTCCTCTTTGAACAGAATATCGGAAACCAGACCATCAATATCGGTGAATTTTTAGGCGTTGTCGAAGCCGCAAAATACATCATCGAACATCGTTTCAGTCCGGCAATCATCTACACCGATAGTCTTACCGCCCTGACGTGGTTTAACGAGAAACGAACAGCCTCGCGCAAAAGAAACGCCGCACTCAAAAAAGCGGAAATCTTTCTCAAAGCGATGGCCTCCGAAATCGACAAAATCGAAGTGCTCCACTGGAACAATTCCCTGTGGGGCGAGACGCCCGCTGATTTCGGCGAGAAATAACAATTCAACCCCGCGACTTATGGCAAGACTCAAAAAAGACCTTCACAAATACGTCGAGATTCGGGAAGAAGACTACCTCCAATTAGTTGAAAACACAATGATAGTTGAGGCCATGAAACTGGCCGGAGTAGAAAAACTTCCCCTATGGAAAGCCGTCCGCCGAATCTTGGACGACAGACGTATCGAGATACACGTCAAACCCGTCAATCGACGATACGCCGATTGA